TTATCTTTGCAAAAACTTGCTAGTATGGCTAAGAGAGTGCAAATTGTATTCGATCTCATTGATGGTGAGAAGAAACCGCTGCTGGAGGATTGCCTGGCCTACTATGGGCTGAACCAAAAGCAATACTTCAACGCGTGCGTGGACACCATCATCGAGAAAGCTACAAAGGATATAGACGAACATGGCGAAAAGACGGCTCAGTAAGCTCATGCAGGAAAAGGCTGCTCTTGGGGAGGTTCTACTTCCTCAGGAACGGCTTTTACTACCAAGTAAGAAAGACGTTTCAGTAGCGGAGAAGCTATGGCTACCCGAGAGTAAGTTCGATCACACCCCTGAGTTTGTGGCGTGGATAAACTCCATGCTCTACGGTAGGTTCTCGGACAAGGTAGGATACGCTCCGTTCGAGATGTATAAGAAGCAAGCCGAGTCGTGGCTAAGTTTATCCGTGGATTACCACTCCATGTCTGCTGAGGATAGGTTTGACTTCCACTTCCAAGAGTATGAGCGCATATCCACCAACACTTACTACTTTGCCAACCGGTATGCGTGGCGCAGGGATGAGGCCGGAACTTCTGGTGAGGAGCGATACGTAGCGGATGAGCACCATAAGGTTGTTTTCTTCATAACCGACTGTGGTTACTCATACATGCTTGGGAAGGGTAGGCAGATAGGTTTAACCACCTGTTTGGGAATAGCCAACCTTCGGGACATGTTAGTTCGTCCGAACTACTTCTGCAAGTATATTTGCCAAGACGATGCCACCGGTCAGGAAATTTTTGACCAAAAGATAAAATGGCCCTACGCCAAGTTACCGGTGTGGATGCGCCCAACCGTTTCTTCATCAGCCATGGACTCCTTCCGTATTGGGAAGAAGAACAAAAGCGGAGGATACGATGCACCGAACTCACTAACCACCACCATACCCCCTTCAACCACCGCTATAAACGGGGGTAGCCCTAGTAGGGTTATGATTGACGAGATTGGGGAAATACCCATGCTCACAGCCATGCTTGCGGAAGGTAGACCAACCCTTTACACCAAGGACGTAAACGGTAGATACGTAATGGCCCGTCAGGTAATAGCATTCGGAACGGGTGGAAAAATGTTGAAGGGTAAGGGCGCATACAAGAACGAGTGGTATACTCAACTCTCATTGTGGGAGGATAAAGCCTACCATTCGTGTATGATTCCGATATTCTTCTCATGGGATTGTAAGTTTACCCAAGAGGAGTATGATAGAGAGAAATTAGCCTACTACGGAGGAAGCCGGGCTGCAAGTATGGGCGTTTCAGTAGAGGAGACAAAGATTCAATTCCACCAGCACTACCCTACCACGTTCGAGGATATGTTCACCTCATCTTCGGTGATGATTATGGACAGAGTTGCATACGAAGCAGGGGTTAAGCGGTGTAGAGATTTGGCTCCGGCCACACTCAAGTATGGTAACTTCATGCCAATATACGATCAGTCCATAAAGTTCGATGGCAACTCCTACGTCCCATTCAAGATAATCGGGGCAGAGTTTGTTCCCTGCGATCCCGATAAGGCCATGATTACCATGCGAAGGGATGTGCAGAAGTCGTGGAAGCATAGATACTACCAAGGAACTGACCCGATTCAAGACAACACCGGTAGCTCCAAGTTCAGCTCAACTGTCTTAGACAAGTTTGATTACACCCCAGCATGCCTACTGAACTTTAGAAAGGACCACGACCCGAAGATAACATTCCTACAGAGTTTACTCATGGGCATGTATTACGCCACCGGAGGGTTGAGTAAGTGTCCGGAATTGGTGGAGGCCAATATTGGCACCTCCTACATCGAGTTTGTAACCAGCATGGGGTATGGGTTAAGTATTGTGTTCAACACCCAACTTCCGATTCGATTCATGGGTGGGGCTAGAATGGATGGTATAGACAACCACGGGCACCGTGCGGAGTTGATAACCTCAGAGTTGGCTGAATACATGCGCGTATACCATGAAGCCATAGAAATCCCTACCTACTTCACCCAGATTGCTACCTTCGAGCAGAAGCAAACTTCTGGTGGTAAGATAACGTGGGCAACCAAGGATCACAGATACTATCAAGATGATACGCTATATTCGCTAGTTTATTCGTATATTTGCACACAGTGTTTCCCTCACGATAGGTGTGAGGACTCAGAGGACAAGAAAGTGCAGTATCAAATTGTTCAAAAGCTATACCGCAACAGCGACGGTAGCCTTGTAAGAAAAGCAACTAAAGTTCCAGTAGCATGATAACCGTTTTCGACCCAAGGGGAATAAACCCACAAAAGTATAAAGCCAGCTACAAAGAGCTTTCGGATACTCCGGAGTTTAAACCATTGACCGGAAAAGAGCTGGTTTTTGTCTGGTTCTATTCAAACAAAACATCCCCGCTAATCACCACAAACATGCTCCCAGAGAACAGAGTTTTGAGAGCATTACAGTTGGCGGAGATGATTAAGCCAAAAGATTCAAACGATATAGGTAAATACTTAAACTCAAGGGAGTTGGATAACTACCTTGATCTAGTATTTCCGGATTATATAAAAATTGCCATGGATAAGATGGCAGAGTTTCAACCAGGAATTAGGGACGCTGCCAGAACCATGCTTGTAAATGTATTCAACAACTTAAAGAAAGTTGAGGATATAGATAACTACAAGGATAAGGATTCTGAATACGATATGGGGGCGTATATGCGAGCCGCTAAGAATCTATCGGAAACCCTTCCAAGTATCATAGCCCAGCTAGAGCATGGCTTTGGGGTTAAGGAGGTAGACGAATCCATGTCAGAGGAGACAGGAGATTCGGTAGCCCAGCGATTTTTCAACGAGCAAAAAAGGTAGGATATGGTAAATCTTCTCATAACTCAGAGCACTAGACCGGACAGAATATCAACTCCCGAATCACAAAAGGATGAGAAGTATCATTCCGAGTATGGTAGGTTTGTAGTAGGGGCGTGCAACAACTCCCAACAAAGCCGATACGTGGATATGTTCACCAAGTGTATGAGCTTCTACATGGGTAACCAGTGGATAGATCAGGAGGATATAGCCACGTTCTTCATAGACGATCAGGGGGAGACTAACAATAGAATCCGGGCAATACGAAATTTTGTACAGCCCATGGTTGAGCAGTGGCGTGGTAATGCCATGAATATGAGCTTTAGGTTTGGGTGCAGGAATATGTCCCCCGGAGCAAGGAGTAGGTATGATGATAGGTTAAACCGGTTGCTTACGCTAGGATTCACTGCTTCCCAAGTTCCTATGTTCAAGGAGTGGTTAGCCAAGGTCAATCCAGCCGTTGGGGAAACTCCAGAGGATACAAAGAAACTATTCAGCACGTTCTATAGAGACGAATTTGTAAGGGAGGGTAATAGGCTACTAAACGCCTCCTACTCCTACATGGAGTTAGATTCCCTTAAGGGGGATTTGGCCATGGACGTAGCCACTGCCGGAATATGCATACTTTACCCATACATTCGTGGGGGTAGGCAGCTGGTTCGTAGGGTTATTCCAGATAGGTTTGGCTGGGATAGACGGGCATTAGACCCTAGACTACGCGATAGCGAATACTTCATGGAGTATAGTTCTGAGTTACTTTCGGATATTTTCGAGGAGCACTATGATATAGACCCTCTATTGAGGAGAGAGTTGGAGAACATCTCTAGCAAGGCCGTAGGGTCTAACAACGGAGTAGGGTTTGATATAAACGGCAGAGCCCACGTATACACAACAACGTGGAGGGATATTTCCGTGGTGTGGTGTGGGTATGTAATGGACGAGTATGGTCAAGTAGTATTCAAGCGGTTAGATTACCCATACGGTAATGATGAGACAAAGAAGTATACAGAAGCAGACCTACTTCCTTACACTAGTCTAACCCCTTACCAAAAGAAGGTAGTAAGAAATAAAGGCATCAGCAAGGTAATGATTCCCTGCGATGTTTGGAGATTTTGTAAGTTTATCCCAGCCGAGTATACCTCAGCAGGGGGTAAGCTAAAGAACTTAGGGGATATTGTTCTTTCCCACGGGGAGGTAGAATACCAAGAGGAGGATATATTCATGCCTACCAGCACCGTTGTTCCCTATAAAGTTGGGACATGGGTGTATGCGGGAGGGGATGTTATTTCTCCAGTGGAGGCTATGATAAACCCCCAGAGGTTGGTTAATAGGTTCTACTCTATCATGGAGAACCAGATCAACAACTCGGGTGGAGCCGGTCCTGTTATCGACCAAGATCAGGTAGGTAATGCGGATATGATGGATCTACAGCGTAGGGTTAAGCAGGGGGCACCAATTTTCTTACATGCTAAGGGAATGGGAGTTCAAAATGCGGTTGGAACCTACGACACCACAATCAAGAACGCTACCATGGTTCTCTCATCCTTAGCTGAAAATTATAAGCGCGGAATGGAGGAAGTATCTGGGGTTAATCAAGCCCTAAAAGGTGGGGCAGGTCCTGACCAGTTGGTAGGGGTTATGCAGCTGATGATGCAGAAGGGATCGGTTATACAAGAACCTTTCTATGGGGCTATTGAGTCCGCATTCAAAGGGGTGGCACAATGCATTCTATCTGTAGGCAGAAAACTATATACCGATAACTCAGAGGTGCTGCACGATATGTCCGGAATGGGGGCTGTTGAGGTATTCAAGCTGACCAAGGACATACGCTACGAACAACTCTTAGCGGAGGTGGTTAGGTTTGCTGACCCCGAGCAAGAAAAGCAGCTGGCAACCCAGACCGCAACTCAATTCTTACAGATAGGGTTGCTGGATAAAAAGAGATTCGCTCGGGTAGTAGGAGTATCTACCATGGCTGAGGTTTATGAAGCGGTTAGGGAAACCATTGAAGAGGGAGAAATCTTGGAGAAAATGCAAGCCAAAGCCGCGCAAGCTAACGCTGAGATGAAATCTCAAGAACAGGCTCAGGTGGCTCAAAGTATGCGAGAGGAGCAGCTGCGCGTAGAGGATAGGGAGGACATAAACAAGCAGCTCGATAGAGAAGCGCAGCTAGAATCAAAATTAATTCCTAAACAGTAGGTTATTAAATAAATATATTTTAATTTTGCACTAATCGAAAAGACTATGCAACCACGAACATCAACACCACAGGATTTGGGAGTAGCAATACCTCCAGTTGAAGGTCAGGCAGCGGCACCAGCCCCTGCTCCGGAAGGTCAGGCAGTAATGCTAACTACTCCCCTAGGAGATGTGCCCCTTAGCGTAGAGGCCCCGATTATTATCGGCACACCAGAGGCTTATATTGCCGAGGTTAACAAGGTTTTAAAAACCAACTACACCAATTTGGCTGAGGCCATGGATGTAGTATCTAGGCTATCAGATACCCAGAGTCAGATAGATGCCGCTAACGAGGCTATGCTAGCCCACAATACGGTGATGTCTACTTTGAACACATTACCAGAGCCGCTGCAGAACTTAATTGCTGCCCACCTTGACGGTAAGGATGCGGTATCTCTGATGTCGGAGATGGTTAACGCCTCCTCCATGAACTACAACATTCCTTTTGAGGCGCAGGATCAGGTTGGCCTAATCAACAAGTATACCGGTCAGCAATTCACCAAGGAAGGATACGAGGCGCTGGACCCAGTTACCAAGTCGGCTATAACAAGCATGGCTAAAAAGGAATTTGAACGAGCTAAAGCATCGGCTACGGTATCCCCAGTAAAGGCCAGTGATCGCGTTTCTGTAAATTCAGCCACCATCAAAGCCAGCTTTGAAACATCTTTGCAAAACCTTCGCAAGCAGTATCCTCAGCTGGATAAGGCAAAGGAGCAGGAAATTGCTACCATTATGGCCGGGGGAATTGCTAGCGCATTCACTAACCCTGATGGGTCATTCAAACCGGAGGCAGCTTCCCAAATAGCCATGGCTAAGTATGGGGATGCTATAATCCAAACCTACCAAAAAACATTATCGGACTATATGGCTAAAGCCACTAGTGCCTCTGATTCAAAGGCGCTTGAAAATCTAGCCGGAAGGGCAGTTCAACCTGTTCGTCCAGCAGCAGGGGGAGGAGTTCCACCCTCCAACCCTATTTCAGAAGCAGCAGATAAAACGCTGTCGTTTCTGAAAGGAGGTAAAGGTGGTTTTCGTTCTTAATACTTAATGTGAAATGCCTTCATATTTAGCCGTACCCAACCCACAAAATATGGGTGTAGGACAATCACCATACGCAGCTCACACAACCAACCCGGAAGGTAGCCCATACGCAGCCGCGTATAGCTACGCCGAGACTGAGTTGCTGCGCAGGGTTATCTCTGATAAGATCTTCAACTCAACCCCTAAAGCCTATGAGTCCATGAGGGCAATCCTCAACAAACCCGTAGAGTATGTAGGGGATGATGTGTTTACCTACTTGGAGCGTGGTATTGGCCGTGCCCCTATTAAGGTAAAAACTACTTTCTCTGGAGGTAGTGCTACTGGAAACCTTGTGTGCGTTAGCGGTGCAGCCGACAACGTTACAGTAAACAAGATTCTCCAACTCCCTGGTGGGGCTAAGGCCATTGTTACCGGTATTACCGTTAACGCCACCGACGATACGTTGGCGCTTAAAGCTCCTAACGGATCTGTTCTTCCTGCATCCATTGCAGCCAACACTCTGATTCCTATTCAAATGGGCATCATAGCCGACGGTTTGAACGTGCAGATGCACTACGACCGCTTGCTTTGGATTAGCAGAACCAACTACATCCAACTCTGCCAACGTGACGAGCGCTGGACCAGAATGGAGAAGCAGAAGCACATGAACCAAGGCGTTACGGATTATATGGCTCAACAAAAGCTGTATAAGACTGAACTCCTATTCCAAGACACCTTCATCTCCATGTTCACTGGAAAGAAGGGCGAGTTCACCGTTACCCTTCCTGGAGGCGGAACCACCGTAGCTAAGTCTACCGATGGTTTGTTCACCACCATGCAGGATGCCGGTTCTTGGCATGCCACCACCTCTGCATCAACCCTACTCACCGATTTCGAGCAAGGTGCATTTGCTACCAACTACTTGAAAGAGGGCAGCGTTCGCTACGTTCTTGGAACTAGTGAAAGGCTGTATGAGCTATCGAAGTTGTGGAAGGAACCAGCAATCAACTACACCCCGAACGATACTATTGCTGATCTGAACTTGAGAGAGTACAGAATCGGTAGCCAGCGTTTCGTTCCGATTGAAGTTGAGGTGTTCAAGGAAACTTCGATGTTCACCACCGATTGGGCTAAACGTCTATTGGTTATTGACCCCGAAGCCGTCACTCCGATGTGCATGACCGGGTATATGCCTTTTGAAACTGGGGAAACCGACCCTAAGGGGGTAAATGGCAGCATCAACGATTACCAGGACTTCTGGATTCAGGCGATGTTGGGAACCAGATACCACAACCCACTAGGAGGATTCTGGTTAGACCAAGAGTAATCTCAAGTTCTCCCTCAGAAATGGGGGAGAACTTTAACTATATCTATTATGGGCGAAGGAAAATTAGCGAGTAAATTAGAGGGTGGAGAAGAGTCCCCTAAAGAGGATGTAACCAAGACGGATGAGGTTACTCAGGCGGGTCCTATACCAGAGGCTACCCCAACCACACAACCGGCAGGAGATCCTGCACTGGTTATGTTGCTACAGCAGATGGCTAAAACCCAAGAGCTACTGGCAGCAGCAGTTACCAATGGAAACAGCAATGGAGTAAATGAGCTATCCCAGCAGATAGCTAAGACATTCGGGGAAATCAACCTCCTAAACAACAACTCTTCCAAGGTGAAGTTCGCTGACCCTAAGGAGGACGATTTGTTGCCTAACGGGGAAGAGGTAACCTACTTTACCCGGGGATTCGGGTATTGCTTCACATCTTACTTAAACAATGGTATCAGAAGATACGCCCCTTTCCGGTCTATTTTGTTTGTGCTGAACAACGCACACAAGCGCCAATCCGGAAATGAGGAAGCAGTAGTTTACGTAAGCTCCTACACCACCAACCTTAAGAAAGAGGTTGAGTTTATTGAAAACAGCCCATTCTACGGTAGCACTGTATTCAAGCACAGCATGGATCAACTTATGTCTATGCCTAGCAACGCATTTGCTGCTAAGTTCTCAGGTATCGTATCCGCGGTTCAGGCAATGTCTCCTGATGCGGTATTGGGTAACGCCAGAGAGTTGGGCATTAGCACAGCAGCTTCCCCCTTGGCAGAGTTACGCCAGCTGGTTTCGGCTAAGTTAACCGAGAAGGTTATCATAGAAGAGATAAACCAGAATAAGGATAGGTGGGAGAAAGCAGCAGAATCTTTAGCACAAAAGTAATGATAGCAGTAGCGGATATAGTAAATAACTTAAAGTCTCACTTGGACGCAGAGGGTAGCGATTACTACACCTTTGAGCAGGATTATAAGTATGCTATAAACCGTAGCATTGACTTTGTTACTGGGCTGTTTAACGCGGCTTTTGCGGAAAAGAAACTCTCTGAGGAAAATCTCAGAGAGTTGCTTACCGTTAGAATCTATAAGGCTACTCAGGCATCTACACTTAAGTTTTCAGCCGCAGCATCGGATCAGATTTGGAGCGTAACCTCTATATTCCCAAAGCCCATCACCTCCCCAACTAAAACTGTTGCAGAGGTAGCAGCCATGAATGAGGGGTTGATCCCTGATGTATTTTTTACAGATAGCGAACACGACGCTAAAAGGCTTACCCAAGAGCAGTGGAGCAAGGGTAGGTTGAATTTATTTTCCCACGGGAACACGACACTTACAGGAAGCCTAGTTACTTACGCTTTCTTGAATTTTGCCAGATACGGCACCACCACAGATAAAGAAATTGCTATACGCCCAAGCGTAGCCGGGGAACTAGTAGGAGTGGGAATACTATCATATCCCACCCATATCACCTCAGAGGCAGACTCAATTCAATTCCCTCAAGTATTGACCAACATGATTACCGATAAGGCATTGTTTTACATAGCCTACAAGCAGGGGGATCAGACAAATGCTGCAGCAATCTCGGACAAGGAAGTAAAGGAATTAATAAGCTTAATGGTTTAGTATGCTTTACCGACCAATTGTAGACGATATTCAATCTGCTTTAAAGCAGATAATTGATGATGCCGACATCACTCCGGCACAGATAGTGTATTGGATGCACGTTGGAGGAGATAGGTTAAAACCGCAGCATTTAGCAAAGAGTAGGGATAATATTTATGTATCCCCATTTGTTTGTGATGTAGTGAAAGACGGTGTGGATAAGTATTCAGTAATGCCCTCACCAATCTACGATCTAGCCAACGATGGGGGAGTATCCTACGTTACCTATACCCGAGACTTTGCCGTAGGGAATAGAAATCCTATGCACTCTATCCCATTCACCATGACTAGGATAGAATCAGCTAGACGATTATACTACAGGGACGAAGAGAGACCATCGGCAACAAACCCATACGCTTACTTACTAAACAACCGCATTTACTTCTTAGGAGTAGAAAATATCCCCCTAACTCAAGTTCAGTTAGGAATTTTCACTACCTTTGACCCTATAACATCTGTTAACCTTGATTCAGAGTTTAGGTTCCCTGCACATTTACTTCCCATACTAAAACAAGAAATTTTGAATATGGGTAGGATGGTGCTAATGACCCCAGAGAATTTAAGAAACGATGGTAACGCTGCGGTGGAGAATGTGCCCACACAGAAACAAACAGGCCCTATAACCAATGAATGATTTCATAACCATAAACTCTATCCTAGCCGACGTGCTGCTAGACTGCGATGATGAGGCTACGCGCTTGCGTACCCCAGGATTTTACTCTTGGCATTTAGGCCATGGCCTATCTAAGCTAGGATATGAAACTAGAAAGGGGAAAGACTCCGTTATTGAGTTGGGCGTGGTTGAGGGCAGAATTTCTATACCTAGGGAGGTGATGGATATTCATGCCGTGTATGGATATGATGAGGAGTATAATTCAACCACAGCTACTAAAATATACCCTAAGGATTTTGTGGATGATGGTAAGCATACTGATAGCCACCATGTGGGAGATGATGCATCATCGCTACACTTTTACAGCCTACAAGAAGGGGTTATGCTTTTAAGCAGCGCATGTAATTTCTCCAAGGTTAGGTTGACCATAACGGAACTAACCGGAAAGGAAGCCATCCCATCCTACTTACACGAGGTGTTGAGGACATATACTACCCTACAGTTTTGTAGGTCTATGCGTATTAGAAACCCTCAGTTGGTAGGAATGGCCAGAGAGTTGGGTAACGAGTTATATAGGCCCTATGCTGGGCTATGGCCAATGGCTGAAAGATTTATGAACGAGCTAACCCGGGATCAAAAAGAGCTAATGCGTAGGCATTGGGATAGGGGAAATTATTAACCTAAAAATTCGAGTATGTCTAAAATAACGTTAAATGTAGTAGGTATCAACGGTAAAGCGGTTACAGCAACCACTAAGGAGTTCGATACTGACAGGATCAAGGAGATGAAAACCTACGTTCCTGCAAGCAACAGTTCAAACATTGCTACTGCCAACTCGGTGATAGCTTACGCTGAGCCAGGAAGCAACTACACTGGTAGTGTTTTCACTGGTTCAATAGGGTATCGTGAGAAAGGTGCTAGGGAAAACCTACGCCCTACTCTCTACTACGTGGTAGAGGCTACCTCAGCCATCAGTAAGGGATACACCCTAAAAGAAGTTATTACCCATACCTGGGCAGGTGGGGCTGCTACCACGGACACTGCAACAGCAGTATATCCAATTGGCACCACGGATCTCATCGAGGTTAACCAACTTGAAGGAACTACTGCCTTATCAGCTAAGGGTGTGAGAGCAGATGCTTCCACTATTACCCTAACCACTGGGGCTAACGCTGCCGATGGGTATAAGTTTCAAATTATTGTCTACTCTAAAAATTCATAGTTATGGCTACTAAGGCACAAATTATAACCGCAATGGACACCGATACGGGGTGGACAAACCTGAATAACGAGGCATCTCAGTATGCCCCGGGTGGAAAGGTTACCAAGGACTACTACGTTAAGCACAACACCACTACCAAGCGTAGCGTTGCTGTTATGTTCGACGATGAGCGCCAGATCGTTTTTAAGGTTAAGAACGGCACCATGGAGAGTCCAAAACCAGTCCACAGACTTGCGTCGGGTCTAACTGCAGCAGAGGTGATTACCTTTTGTAAGGTATTGATGGCCTAATGTTTGGTTTTAAAAAGGCAGACAAGGCCAAGGCTGCTACAGCTGCTGCACCCGTTCCGGAAAAAGCATTCACAGTAGTGCTAGCAGATGCTGGTTTTATAAACTTGCATCGGGAGTTTTCTCCTATGGCAGATGGTGGATACTTTTCATTCCCTTACTTTGTTAGGGATACTACTGCGGTTACGTTTGTTGGAGGCTCTACTAGAGTGTATGAGCATACCAGCAAGGTATCACCGGCTAGGCGTAAGGTATTTGAGGGAGATGAGGCATCGGCTAAGGTTTTCCTAGGACTGTAAACCTATCACAATAAACCATTGTGCCCTATCCCATTAAGGGACAGGGCATTTTTTCTTTACTACTATGAGAAATACTAAGCATACTCAGCAGGTCAGCCTACAGCCTATATCCCAAAATGTGGACATTACCCCAATGGCTATGCAGCCGGGCATGGTAAGAGGGCTAAAAAATATGCGCTACGACCCCTTGTATAAGGGGGATTTGGTGTCTATTATGGGAGAGCAGCAAACGCATTCATTATCCAACTCAGGGTATATTTGTGTGGGGGCTATCTATAAGTTTGGGTATGTTATAGCCTTATGGTATGCATCCCCTACCCTAAAAACTATCACAGTAAACGGGACAGCCGTGGCTAGCTCAGCTAATATTCCCATATCTGGAAATAAGTTATCCGTGGATCTGTATAAGGACACTAAGATTTTTCTTAGCTTTTGCCACATAGACAACCTTCCACAGTTGTTGGATGTGCAGGATATGCTGGATAACGTTGCAACGGATAAGTATTTTTCTGGGTATAATGCCGATTCTTTCGGACCTGTTACTGAACAGTCTGTAACCATACCAATGTTTGAGGGGTTGGTGGATAGTGGGGGAGCAGGATTAAAAGTAGGGTCCTATGCCTACGCAGTTAGGTTCGTAGATGCCGACGGAAATAAAACTGTCACTGGACCATTTACCCCATACATAAATGTGCCTATGCAGTGGGATGAGATAAGTGCAGGGGCGTATAGTTCCGACGGGAATGGTGGGGTAAGGAAGGGATTTAAAACTATTGGAGGAGCCCCCGGAGATGTTAGTAGCTACGGGGTAAGACTAAGAATACGGGCCAATGCGGTAGGGTTCTCTTATATGGAGGTGGTTAGGTTAGGTAATTTTACTGGAACCCCTAGAGATTACCAACCACAACTTGAATATGTTAAAGTAGCTTTTGATGCCAACGGGGTAGCGGTTAACCTAGACAACCTAACTACAGTATCTTTTGTAGACACCTCCAATCAAATTTGGTTGACTGATGCAGTTCAAATATCGGACAGACAAGCAAGTATTTCTGGTGCAAGCCAAACTTTATTTTATGAGGGTAGACTTTTATACTATGGAATAAAATACAAGACAACCGACCTAAGCCTATCCTTCACAATTGGCACTGTGGGAGGTAAGAAAATAATCCCATGCTTACAATCATTGGGTAGGATAGGGCATAAGTCCATCTTTAACCAAGCTTACTATAAGTCGGAGATTCCCGGAGAGGAGAGTGGGGTTGCCATAGTATTTTATGATGGGGCTGGGAATAAAACAGAACCATTTTTACTTGAAGCCACGTATAGAAATCCCAACAACAGGGAATCTATGACTTCTTACCCAGGGAGTAAAGATTTCTCATCAGCTGTAAATACCTACAACGCTACAGTAATGTCCGGTGATGGTAGTGCTACTCTTGATGATACGTTTGAAATGTTTGCCAACGATGGATTGGCTAAAGGAACTACCCCTCAATCTAATATGATTAGTTACTGTGCAGAGGAAGTTCCATATAACCCATTAACTCCTACAAAGAAGGCTAACAAGTTAGATGGGTTAAGTAATCGTATAAATGGGTGGGTAGCTCCTACTGATGCTACTTTACTATTGACTCTTCCAGCAGATAGGGCAGAGTATAATCCTAAACTATTCAGCCAGACTCAGCACAGCTTAGGTATGGCTATACCAAGCATAGACACTTCATCCTTACCCCCATGGGTAAAAGCGTTCTCTATAGTTAAGACTAAGGACTATATGAGGGTAGTAGCACAGGGGATGGTGATGTATGCCTTTCAGCCCCCATCAGATTTAATTAATGGGGTTCCGTCTAAATACGCTAATAAGGTGTGGTTTTACTCCCCTGATGTAGATCCGGCTGCAGGAATATCAGGAGTTTTGGCAGACATAGTAAACAACCCTACTAGATACTCCCTACAATTAGTAAGTAGCTTAGGATTTGCTTCTGAGGTGTATTCTGCCAACAATCAGGCAGCAGAGTCTGGTGACGGTGGTGTGGATGCCGGTAAAGGGTTTGTTCAAATGGCTACCTATACCAACATTAACAAAGAGGATGGCACCATAAATCCTACCTTTACCACAGGTAATGTAGGACACAGTGGGTATATTGGCTTCTCCAAGTATAGAAATACTGATTACCAAACTAAGGATGTATCCTCTTCTAAGGAGGCGATGAAGTTTAAAGTAGTAGATGCCACGTTGAATCCTTACCCATCTACGTTTGGGCTAGATTCATCTATGCATGGTAGAGGTGTAGTAGTAGAGATCACGTTGGATAATCCAGTATATAAAACAACCGCCAATCCTGGAGTCTTAAATACAGAGGCTACAGCAACTAAGAATTTTCACGAGCCTTTTTACTTAGCTAACTTACTGCTAGAAGGGGTAGGAACAGCCGGAAATAATATACGCCAGTATAGAGATTTCGGGCATTTCCAAAAGTTATCCTCCATAATTGGTTACGGGACCGGCGAAGATCAAACAATACCTTTAGTGGATGAAAGAGCAGAGGATTGTATTATAGGCACTATTTCTTACTTGGATACTACTATACCGGGTAGGTATATTTATATTAACGGTAAGGCGTGGAAAGATGCTACTAAGATGTCCTTATTGGATATATCCACTATTCTTAATACCATGTTCCTAGCAGAGACAGGGGCGTTTGATGGGTATAAGGTGGTATGGGGATTATACTTTTCTTCCGGGAATAGTATAAAATTTATAGCAGACACAGATGTAAAGTATAGGCCATTCACTATACCAAATGTAGGGGATGCAGTAGAGGTTAGGTATGATTCCCGTTTGCCTTTGCGGGTATTTGGGGGAGAGGGGTATGTAGGCACAGCTAGCTTTGCTGCCATTGACGGTAAATATTGGAAGGATGCTAGCGCTGGGTATACGTCTGCTGATGCTACAGGCAGTAACCAACTAAGGAGGGTATGTATGAGATTCAATACCTCATTTCCTTACTCTTCATACTTCGGGCAATCGGCCAAAGATAGGTGGACCAATATAGAAAATAACGTATTTTCTATGGTTACTAAGCAGATATTTGATAAGGATGATGCGACTCTAGGATTGAGCTGTTTTAGGTATACCTTAAATAGAATATTTCAGTGGATTATGGTTTACCCTTCGGTGACTAGGGTAAATGTGCCATTAATATATAGCAACAGCTTCCCAAACAGGAACTACGTTCCTAGATTAAGGTATGCTGTAGGTAAATATGATGTAGCAAAACCGGAGGAATTTTTAACTAATAATGGCATGTCCTACTCATACTACCTCGATTATGGAGATGAGCCGTTAAACTGGGACAGGGGAGGCTTCCATTTTGTGCATAGCCATAATTTGGATTACGCTAAAGTAAAGCAACCAAGCATTACATCCCTTCCCACTGTAGGATTTACTAGGGTAACTGATTTCCCAAATAGAGTTATTTATTCCAGTAAGCGTAACCCTAGCGTTCAGGACAGCCCTAACCTAAGGACATTCTTGGCTAGTTCAGTATATGACCTAAAAGGGGGATATGGTGCAGGGGCTAGGATAGGGTCCATAAGCAGCCCAGGTGGTAACGTTGTAGTAGTGGTCGCTGAGGAGGGAATATGTTTTCTAGTATCAGGGGCAATAATGCTACAGAACTTGGATACAAGTCAACTGGCTTTAATAAAGTCTGATATAGGATTTATACAACAGGAGATGTGGGTTAAAGGTGTAGGAATGCTACCAGTGCATAGAGAGTTAGCTTGTGAAACCCCAATGGGATTTGTATTCTTAGACAAGACAGGTAGGTTGAGATTGGTATCCGGAGTAGGTGCTGCCGAGGATATATCCTTTGGGGGAATGAATATTCTTACCACTATAATGAATAAATATACATCTCCTATGCGGGGTATGTTTGCTTACTACTCCTCTGATTTTGATGAGGTGGTAATGGCTGGGGATAATGGTTCTACCAAGGTGGTGTTATCCTATAGCCTGTGGGCAAAAACTTCACAGGGACTACGAGACTATGTGTTCGACCACATGGTAGGGGCTAAGGATAAGACCCAAACAAGCCATGGATTTAGGCAAGGGCTATCCTTCTCTATGGAGAATGGGGTAACCTTAAACGGTAGTGCTATTCAAACCGAGGCTACTTTTATAGCCAACCCTGAGGGGGATGTGGATAAGGAGTTTGCGTGGTTTAGAATAAGCGGTGGAGATCCTACTGAACTTAGGTTTGCTTCTGAGGAAGGGGATACGGATACGGCTGTTGTGTATAATGCAGACCTTAATCTTTATGGAAAATCATGGGAGCAATACATCCCTAGAAAGTTAGGAGGTAATAGATACCGAGTTCAAGGTAACTACTTAGAGGCTAAAGTGCTAAAGACACTAATAGAAAAGTTTAAAATTACTATGCTAACAATTGGTTATGCGAAGATAAAATAGTATTTTTGTAAAAACTGTATTATGGCTATTTCAAAGAATATTTTGGTTAGGGAAGTTTCAAAGAAAACTAAGCTTGGCCCAGAGGAGGTCAGCGTAGTTATTGATACTTTTATTGAAACCATACAGGAGCATGCTTGCAAAGGTGAAGCAGTGGTGATAAAGGATTTGTTTAGAATTTTCCCTTGTACCGTTACGGCTAGAAGGTCTAACCTTTACACGAATATCTTTATTCCAGAGCACACCACTATGAAGTGCAAGTTATCATCGTCCATAACCCGCACGTTTAAAGCACGCGCTATTAAAGAAGTATAGTCATGGCTACTAGGGAGCAATGGATTTCAGGAGCATCGGGAGCCGCATCGGGAGCAGCCGCTGGATCAGCAGCAGGTCCTTGGGGCGCTGCAGCAGGGGGAGTAGTTGGGGCCGTATCAGGATTTCTAACTGCTCCTAAAAAAGCGAATATTCCAGAAGTTCCGCTGGTAGACGTAGAGATGGTAAAGTTCAAGTCCGAGTTGGAAAGAACTAGGGATGCCATACGTTCTGGAGTAACCCCAGAGTTTACGTTTGCTTCTGATCTCATAAACAAAACAAAAGCCCAATCTCTTGACACTATAACTGATGTTACCGGAGGGGATGTAGGGTCAGCATTGGCCGGGGCAGAAGGAGTTACCAGAGCAGCAGGAGCAAATGTAAATTCTTTGTATACTGGAATGACCGCGCAGGAGTTAGGATACTCCAACTTAATTGCCAACTACATAACCCAAATGTCTCAGCGTAAGTTGGGTATTCAAAATAGTTTAAGATCACAGGCACAGGCGCAAACTGCGGTAGCTACCACAGAATCTAACTCCCAACTTATGAGCACCATAGGTAGTCCAGCGGTTATGAGTATGGTATCAGGTGGGGCTGAGGGGACTGTTCCTTTTATTCAAAAGTTACTGGCATCAAAGTCAGCCACACCAGTAGCTGCTACCACGCCTACCATAAATACCACGCCCCCTAATCCAACATTCTCAAATTTACTTAGCACTCCTACACCCCTTACAGAGAATCAACTAATACCCCGTAGGTAATGTCAACAGATTCCGTAGTAAATGATCCAAATGGCTCTAACTATTCGTTAGGACGAGGCGTTGACCAACAGCAGTTAGATGAGTTGTTGACAAAATCCTCTCAAATGGTAATGTCAGCACCAACCGCCCCAAGAAATATACAAACCCCAAGTCCAGTAGATATAAACCCTAACTATGGGTTACCAGTAAATGTAGGAACTTCCAGTAGCGGAGATCCTATTTTTGTATCGAGGGGTGGGGCATACCCACTGGCCTTATTGGATAGGGAATTTCAGTATAATAGGGAACTTGATTTAGCTAAGCAACAGGCTAGGTCAATGGAGGTGGCCAAGGCTAGAAAAGCAGCGGAGGAAACTAAGCTGGAGTTTGTGGACATGAGCCACAAGAACTGGCAAGAGGCGCTGAACGAATCCTTGTATTCTGAGACTATGAGTAGGTATGATGCATACCTAAACCATTTCTCAAAGATAGATCCCGAAACTGCTGCAGATAGGGCTAGGATTGCGTCCACAAAAGATTTCGATTACCAGTTCAGAATACAGCGATACAAAACACTGGCTAAGGGTATGGACGATGTTCTAACCAAGGCTACAGATGTGTTGGAAACGTTACCAATGACTACTAAGGTAGATGGTAAGGAACGTAGTGGTGGATATTACTCTGAGCAAACCAGATCATTAGCAGCACAACTAACAGTGCTACCTGCTAATGGGGCAATTGACTTAGACAAGGCTTACCAGTTAGTGAATACGTTTAAGCGTAATGTTGCTGCTAAGGATGTTGCGGATGATATTAGCGGAGGATTCTCCAAACAGGTTGTAGGCAAGTTACGAAAAGAGGCTGGGAATATGTCGGCAGAACTATTTGCCACCTATACCTCAACCAACTCAGATAATATTATTAAAGAGTATATGCCTAAGATGTTGGACTCGGCTATGTTTAACTACAAAGATGATCCCTCATTAGTGGAATCGTGGGCACCCAACGGAAAATACTCTTTAACAGAGGAGGGTAAGAAGTTACAGAGCATGATGCAGGAGTTCATAGAAACTGGCATCAAGCAAGAAATAAAGCGCGACTCCGATCAACTACAGAACGATGAAATGGAGTTGGCTAAAGCTGGATTAAATCCTGATGGGACTATAGGTGGGGGAGATGGAAGCATCCCAGTAGTAACCCCTTATGGTAACTACACAACGCTACCAGCCAGAAACTATCAAGCATTTGCCCCAGCCCCCCTGACTATTATGCCGGCAGGTCCTGGAGATTCATTCGATAAGATGAGAAAGACAAATGCGGTATATATCTCAGAGTTAGGTAAATGGGTAGTTCCAAATGAGCCTATGACCATTACCGCAAAAGGAACAGGTTTAGTTAATATCTCAGAAGTGAATAGAGGCTTAGGTAAAAACTATTCTACCTCTGCTAAGGATGAGGCCAACGTTTTATGGAAGGGAGATAATGGCTCTAATTACACTAGAGTAGTAGAAGCTACGTTCACACCCCAAGGTAAGAGTAATACTATGGTATCTAGGTATTCCGAAAAGGATGCCAAAGAGTCTACTACGGCCACTAGTAGACAATCCTCCTCCCCAGTTCCGTTCTCTTATAGAGAACTCAACCCTGACGGGACATTAACGGAAGTAAAAACTATGGATATACCTGCAGGGGTATCTTACTCAGTGTTGGCCGGAGGGGATGAGAGAATGGTAAGAGCCATAGCCAACACTAAAGGAAATGAGACTATGCGAAATCAAATAGCCATAGCCGATTCAAAGGGAGTTAACATATTTTCAAAGGATGCAGAGTATATGAAGTCCTCTGAGCCCGTGAAAAAATCTGGTAAAAAAGCTTACTAATTATGCCCAACAATTTAGAGAAGTTACACGCTACCCTAGTAAATGATGGGTATGAGGTTCCAGATACTACCTCGTTTGAAAAAGATATGTCTGATCCCTCCAAGGTAGAGAAGTTACACGCTACCCTAGTAAATGATGGGTATGAGGTTCCAGACTTACCAACATTCCTAAAAGATATTTCTCCGAATATACAACTACCAAACCAGCCTCCAGTTGTATCTAGCATGACACAAAGTATGAACGCTATGGGCTCACCTTTAGGTGCTATTGGTAGGAATATGCAAGCACCAAAGATAGGGGAAGAATTACCTATTGATACCAGTATACCAGCGGTCCCTAAGTTAGAGTATACTCCCGGAGAGTTTAGGTATCCAAACGATACCCCAGAGATGGTTATACGCAGGGACGCGCTAGAGGGAATAAAATCCCCATTGGTAGGTAAGGAGCAGAAGTCGGTATTTACCGATGATGATTTACCACTTCCAGTTAATTTACCAAAAACCGGAACAGTTACGGCTGATCCTACCATGGTTCAGCAGATAGATGCATGGATTTCAGAAGGGTTGGGTAAAACCGTTACCGGCATGGTAGCGGAAAAGGGAATACAGTATGTAGCCAGCGCATTAAAACCGGCAGCAGGGGTATTCGTGGAGGCTGGTAAAATACTGGATAACACTAAAAGGGATCTTAGGGACATTACGATGGAGCCTATAATCCGATATGGGCTAGAATTAAACATAGAACGAGCCAAGCGAAGTGGGGACACAGAGCAGGTAAAGTTATTAGAACAATATGTCGACGATATTCCTAAGTATATAGAGTATGCCACTAATTTAGGAGATCCTTTATTTGCTTCAAATAAAGCTTTACAAGAGGTAGATGTAGTAGTGGCAGGGGTTCCCGACTTACCAGATGATCCTATTTCCAGTGTAATAAAATCGTTATCCTACGTAGGTGGGGAGTTAGCCCTCACTGCTTTGACCATGGGTGGATCTTCCATTAGGATACCTACTTACGCTAAGATATTCCAAGGGACTAAAAACCCTTTAAAGCATACTGCCTCCTACTTAACAAATTTAGAGTTTGGCAAGTTCCCATTGGTTCATGCTACCTTAGAAACAGGTAAAGCCGCTGAGGAAGGGGCAGACTTTTCGGAGGCTGCTAAGACTTACTTAGGGGCTACTGTTGATGCGTGGTGGTGGGAGAGTTTGGGACAACCTGGGCATATGGTATCGTCTAAGATTGCTGCCAAGCAGTTGGAAAGAGCCGGAGGTAAACTCTCAACCGAGGCGAAGGGCTGGAATAAGGTTGCTGGTGTTACCGCTGGGGTGACCGGCACGGCAACCTCTACGGCAGTATTCGGGGCAGAGGCTGCTATCAAAGATTTAATCACCGAAGGGGAAGTAAGAAAAGAAAATTTATATAACGCTATGGGAATGGCTATAGCGTTTGGGGCCAAGGATATGAAGTCTATGGCTGCACTAGATATTAGCGCGGCTAGGGTGAGTGCCAATAAGCGTTTCCTAGAGGGAAGTGAGCAGTTCATGGATAAGGCCAATGCCATTAAAACCGACCCCACCTCTGTGGCAGTTATGGAGATTAGGGATAGCCGCATGGCTGAACTAACCGGTGGAAGCCAAGAAGCGTCCATGGGGAGAAAGAGAACTGCTTCTGAGTTAATCATGGTAGCAGATCAATTGAACAATGCCCTAAGAAATCCAGAGGCAGTAAAGGCTATTGCTAGAGAGCAGAAGATAGGTGAGAAGGAAGTGGTGAGTAGGATTAACTCATTACTAGATACCTACGATCCTGTATCAGCCGAGGCCAGAAAAGGATTACAAGAAATTGAGGATTTAAAAACTCAGCAGGTAGAGCTAGAAGGGGCAGGAACAGAGACTTCTAAGTTGAGGGCTGATGCTATAAAAGGGGAGATTGCTTCCAAGGAAAAGCAAGTGGCTAACCTATTCAGGGAGCCTTACTACTACTATGGAGGAAAGCGATACTCTTCTAAGGAAGATTTACTAAAAGCCATAGATGAAAACCCTCCTTCCGCTGTAGGTGATTTAGTAGTAAGAAATGATAACGCTACGCTACGCGCTGCTGAGGATAGGGTAAACGCGCATACTTCCCAATCTTACTCATTTTTATCAGGGGAATTTGCCGGTAAGGTCAGCCCAGAGGATGTGGTATTATCCCCTTCGTCTGTTGTGGCTATATCCAGATCAAGAGAGGGGTTACCCCTATCTCAACAAGCAAGAGATAAGGCAGTAGGGGATGTATCCGCGGAACTTAGGTTTGTAGATGCTGCCATAGACAAGGGTGTAGGTAAGTTCTTTGGAGGGAATGTAGACTCTGCTTTAGCCTATAGAACTAAACTACAAGAGTTCTACGAGTCGCTATCTACTACAGAAAAGGATGTTCCAAGAAAAGAGAAATACGAGAAGGAAGCCCAAGAGGTTTTAGATATTCCATTAGAGCAGCTGAGAGCCACAGATTCCAGAGAGCTGGCGTTGGATTTCATGGAAGCCTACGACCCTGCAGAGTCAAACTTTATTGCGTCTGATTTTTTGAATATGCCTCAGAAGGAGTTTAACGCTGCCTCCGCAAACATTCGAGATTACCGAATGGGCGTAGCCGAACTAACCCCAGCAAGCGAGAGTATACTTCGTGCCGTTGAGCAACGATACCAGCGTGGGGATAGTAAGGACCCTAACGAGATGCCTATCATGTATCTCACCGAGGAGGCCGTAATGGCTAAGATCAAGCGCATAAAGAATGAACTTGATGCAGTTCCGGATGCAGTGGCAGAAAAGGTGTTGGGAAAAACCGAGAGGGAAATCTCAGCCATGGACGATAAAGAATTAACACTACTATACCATGAGACAACCAAAAGAGTCGAAGAAGCAAAAGCTCCAAATGGCGAAGTTCCTGCTCCTAAAGGAGTTCAAGAAGAGAAAGTTGCAGGGCCAACCGGAACCGGAAAACCTGTTGAAGTAGTAAAGGAATCTTTTGCCACCGAGCAAGTGGCTGCTGCCCCATTAGGAGCCAAGCGCCAAATAAAAATGGTGGCTGAGAGGGAGCGCAGCTATCGCCAAAACCTTATAGAGTCCTACAGAACTGCGGATAAATCCCTCAGCGCTACCATAGTCCCTGGACTTACCCAAGAGCGTATTGAGCTAATGGGTAAGCTGGCGGGTTCTTACGTAAGGCAAGGGGTAAAATCTTCCGAGATTCTATTCAAGGAGCTGTCTAGGGAGATGAAGGAATACTTCGCTACCGATATTAAAATGTCCGATGTTGAGTCCTTACTAGAAACTAAGTTAGAAGGGACCTCTTACACCTTGAAAGAGGTGATGGCCACAGAGGGTATGGATATACAGAAGAGCATAGACATTGCTGCAAAGGCAGGTAAAAGCGATAAGCTTATAGCCATGCAGTGGGCAGATTTTAAGGGAAAGTCCAGAGTAGAAAAGGCCGCATTCAAAGCAGGTAAAGCCGAACAGGAAAGGATAGAATCATTCAAGGCAGCAGAACAGAATCTTTTGAGGGACATTAAGAACGCTAAATCAGAAGCAGAAAAGGTAGCCCTAGGAGAAAAGTTAAAGGAGCAGAAGCTAAAAGAGCGTTGGGAAGTAGCGTTTGCCCGTAAGGAAGGGGACGCGAATAAGGAAAGATTACAAGAAGTTAAACAGGCTAAGATAGATATTGCCGGGTTTATTGATGAGCACAAGTCTACCATAGACAACGCTGCCCCAGAGTTGAGCGCGGCCCTGCTTAAAAAATTAAATAGGGTTGAGACTGTAGAGCAAGCAGATTCATTCAAGACCTACTTGACTAAAGTTTTAAACAAGAAAACATTTGCTAACCAAGTAGCAAGTATCGAGGAGAACATTGCTAAGGTAACTAAGTCCCTTAAATCTGGTAAAAAGTTTGGATCGCTATCACCGATAGTAAGGCAGCTAGTAGACGCACCATATGACCTACTCCCCGCAGAAACCGTGAGCCGTTACAACCTTGCCATGAAGGAACTGGCTACCTCAGCAGTTCCCGATGTATCTAGGGAGAGGCTAACCAATCTATACGAAGAGATACGCCCGGTAGTAGAAAAGCTATTGGATGTTAGTGCCAACAAGCGCTGGAAGCAGGTAGAGGAAAGCGTATCCGATATAGCCGATGCTAAAGTAGCAGAGAGGTTAATTGCGGATATGATGGAGCCAGAACTAACCTTGGCTATAAAAGAAATCAACCCAGATAAGGTAGTTGGTAATGCTACGGATAAAACTGCAGATAGGGTATTTGATGCCAAGGAAGCAGACCTACTCCGAGAGTTTAAACAATTGTTATCTCCAGAGATGGTAAAGAAGTTCAGCCCAAAAGAACTGAACATGCTCTCCAGAGTAGTTGAGGCCGTGAACAAGAACAACTGGATTAGCCCCAAAGTTTATAAGGACTTTGTGCTTAAGGCTAAGGTTGGAGAGGCTGCGGCTAAAATGGGGGGAGAGTTGGGAATTGCTAGAGAGGTATGGACTCCTACGGATCGTAAATTAGCAGAGGCATTAAGGGAAACTGCTCCGGAAGTTACCAAAGGGTTTAAGGAAAAATCGGTAGAAGAGTGGGCCAAGTCATTCAGACCGGTTCAGAAATACTTAATAGATGGTATACATGGCATTGACGGTACCTCTGTAGTATACGATTCCAGCTATAAGAAAATTGCCAACGCAGATTCTAAAGTAAGGGTAACATTTGACCCTTACGCAAAAAAGATTAGCGAGCTTAGGAGTAAACATCTAGGGGAAACTACCGGCTTTGACAAGGTAGTTGGGACTACTGCTTTGGGAGGACGATCCCTATTTGACTCCGAGGCTATACTGGAAATGTATCTTAGAACTAGGGAGGATAGGGCGAACCCTGACCTACCTACCCATCTCCCAGACTATATCAAGAACCTAGACGAAGGATCATACAGCCCAAAGGAAAAGGAACGCCTACGCGCCTTATACGAGTTCTTACCAAGGGATGCCCAAGGCAATATAGACTTGGCTAAGATGGAGGCAGAGGTGTTGACTCCTGGAGAGAAAGCCTTGGTAAAGGAAATGGATAGGGCCTCTACGGAGGATATACTTCCAATTCTTAGGTTCTCAGAGACTATGTATAGGGGTGGTGCGTTTAAGGGAATAAACAGCTACGCTAGAATAGTAGCGGATGGAATTAAAACTACTCCAGATAAGGAGTTTGCTGATCTAGTAGACATGCTGCAGAGTGGCAAGTCCCACGTTAGTTTTGCCGCAGGTTCAGCAAAGGAAAGAGTAGGAACCCCCACAATAAGATTCTCCCCAACCAAAAATTTCTTAGGTGCTTATAGGGATGCTTTGACTGATTATCATATGACCCCAGCAATACAAGAAGTGTTCGGGACGTTTGGTAGGGTAAAGGATGGGTTGAAAAATAGTAAGGACGCGTCGTTTATTAACTCCTTGACTTCTTACGTTAAGAATAATATTCAAGGAGAATACGTGGCCCAACGCACAAAGGAGACTATAGCCGATGAAATGGTTAAGGAAATACTCTCCAACACCTACAGGTTCACATTAGCCTCAGCCCCTAGAATATTAAAGGAGTTGCCTTCTAACGTTGCCGGTGCTATGTTCTACCCAGCGGAGTTCCATGAGGGAATATCCATGCTAAAAGAGTATGGTAAAATGTATGAGGGCGAGGGTATTCTCAGAAGTATCATGCAGTTCACTGGAGGAACCCATCAAATACGATTTGGTAGCAGCAACCTTGATAGGGAGAATGCATTCACAAAGCGCATGATCTCTCCAGAAGGGACTTTGAAATCTACCTTAGCCGGTAAAGCCTCAGAGAAGGTAGGGGAGGCTGTAGGAGGAGTAGTGGGTAAGGGTAAGGATTTAGCAGACTCGTTGATTCGGTTATCTGACTCGGTTATTACCAGACCTGTATGGGTAGGTAGTTTCTCTCGAGAGTTCTCCAAGCAAACAGGGGAGAAGTTTGATGGGGATAAGTTTATGAATGATCCCAACTACCGGTTTAAATTCCAAAAGGAAATACAAGCCGCCAGCGATAAAGCCGATGGTAATATCAATGTGCTGTTCAACGCCTCATCTACTTACGATGTGGCAGATATTTTAAGATCAAGATCTACCAACTACATGACCACCATGGGTAAAGCGTTCTGGAGTTTCATGCGCTCCTATCCGTTCAACGACGCGGCTAACTTTTCCAACGCAGCCAAGAGCCTATACGGAAAAGGCACGCTAGAAAGTGCAGGGGATGGGGCTAGGCAAATGAGTATGATCGTGGCTAGAAACCATGTTTATAATATTTTAGGAACGTATATTTATAACTTGTATCAATCTGCTCTAGGAGAGGAAGATGATAGTAAGTATATAGATATGACCACCTCAGACTACCACGCTAGGCAAGCCTTGGCCACGGCCATAAGCATTCCTCTAGGTAGGTGGGCTGGCCCGGTGAAATCCTTGATAGGGTTGGGGATAGAGTTGGGCAATAAGGAAATAACAGAGAATGTGCAGGGCAAGCCTTACGATCCTTACAAGGATAAACTGGTGATGTCTGCTCCTACACGGTTGTTTGATTCTCCAACGGCAATAAAATCCTACACCCCGTTGTTCGGAGGTATATCTGTGCCGGCCGAAGTGTTTGCTGATGTATTTACTTACGGTCCTTCTCTATACAATGGAGATGTATCTGAATCAGATGCAAGCCACTTGATAAACGCGGGGTATAACGTATTTGGTATGGCTACCGGAGCCCCATTCATTCAAGACATGAAGAAGCTTACTAAAGCCGCTGCCAAGGGAACCGGCAAAGTTCTATCTGAGGATGAACTGAACTCCCTAGGTCTACCCTCCGATGAGGAGATGAAGGAGAAGATGGATGAGATAGAGGAGCGCATGCGCGAAGCCGAGAAACGGGCAGAGGAGAAAATGAAGGAAGCAGAGAAGCGCATGCAGGACATGGAAAATAAAAAATAATTAGTAACTTTACCAAAACTACAGCCATGGCATTATTTCAAGTTTCGTTTACAACTCCCGGAGAATCAGTGCCAAATATAGTTGGTAGAGAGGGAGTTATAGCAGCAGTAGATAATTCAAACTATTCCGCCAATACAGAACCTGGTCATGCTTTATCTGATTTTTCTCAGTATAAGCGCGTTCAGTTGACCCTACCTGATACGTCCAAGTATATTCAAGGAACCTCGGTAGTCGCTGTTAAGGATTTACTCATACCTGCCCCATCCGTTGAGGTATTGCCAATATCATTTGATTACTCAGGGTTTGGCGACTACGTTTACTCATTACTCATAGAAGCAGTTCCTACGTGGAATGCTTCTGCCAGCTATTTACTGGTAGATGGGAGCGTGGTGTATAGGTTAGGTAAGTTCTACCAAGTATTGGCCAATACCCTAAACCATGCTCCGGAATCTAATCCTACTAAGTGGGTAGAGATTACAACCTTACCTGCTAGATATGCCTTGGAGATTACGTGGGCCATTACCTACGATACGGAAGTGTCGTGGATAGAAGCGGTAAGAAAAGCAGCAGAGACGCTTAACGTCAACGATTTGAAGCTAACCAAAACTAACCCCTACTATATGAAAGCATCAAGATTAAACTTGATTCTAAATGCAGTGGGTGTGGAAACTGGGGCTAGGAATTGGGTAAAAGTAACTCAACTCATTAACTACGCCAAAACGCTATGAACCTAACTGAATCTACTACAGCGCTGGCCCACGATGTTAGTGCTGCCTGTAATAATGCTTTATTCAAGTTCTCTGAACCTGATTGGGACATACTAGTGCTCAGGCAAATGCTAGTAGATGCGTTAGATGCCAACACCGAGCTACAAGTAGTTATGGGCAGGGAGTTGGATGCTATGGAATCTCAGCTAGAACTTTGTAAAAACTTAACCAGCTATGGTCAATTCTAGGTCTAACTTTTTTCCAGAGCAATCCCCGGAAGTAAATACGCTAGTGGAGGGAACTCGATCCAACGCCTACGATATTCCTGTGGGGGTTGGATACTATGCATACTTATCCACTCCAGTATCCCCGGTGATAGTGGACGAGTCTACTTCTGACTTCTCCGCTGCTTCTACTTTCATGCATATCTTTGATGGTAGGGATGAGAATACTAAGTCGTGGACATTCGCTATCTCCACTTCGTTGGGGGTAGAGGCTACCCTATACCAAAATAGAATCACTGTTACCAACCTCACCACTGCGGTAGGGTTTGTAGATATTACTGCCACTAAGGGAGATGAGAAGATTACACTAAGGTATAGCGTTTACAACGCGGTGCTGGGTAACTTTATACCAGTGGTGAACGGGGTGGATGGGGCAGGGTTGTTTGCTTCTTCATACGTTCTACCTATCCCAACCAACTCTGATCTTAGCGGGGGAGATTTTTCTCAGGCACAGACCACCCTAAAAGTTATTAAAGGGGCTGTTGATGCTACGTCCACCTATGTATTATCCATTGATTCAGTAGGGGCAGGGGTTACCGCATCCATTCTAAGCAATGTGGTCACCGTAACAGCCAGCACCAACAGATTATCTTACGTAGTGGTAAAGGCAGTTAAATCTGGAACTGCTACGCTATACATAACCATCCCAATTATTCTAGTCCCTAAAGGCAATAACGGCACAAATGGCAATAACGGCACAAATGGCAATAACGGCACAAATGGGACTAACGGATTAACTCCGGAGTTTAGATTTAACTCCCCTAACCTTGAAGTAAAGTTTCCGGGGGATTTGAGTTGGACTGTGTTGGGGGCAGTTTTAGGTAGTCCAGGTGCTGCTGGTGCTGATGGGAGAGCCATTCAGTTGAGAATAAATGGAGTTAATCTGGAGTATAGGTATGTTGGAGATACCACTTATATTAGCCTAGGGCAAGTAGTGGGAACAAACGGAACCAACGGCACAAACGCATACCTGCGTATAGCCTACGCGGATGATGCCAGTGGAACAGGATTTACTACCACATTCTCCACCGGCAAGTATTGGCAAGCTACGTTAGCAACGGACTACTATATAGAATCTCCGGCAGCGTCAGATTTTGCGGGGCTGTGGCAATTTGTAGGTCCTAAATTCGGAGAAAAAGATACATACAAACTTACTCTTCCAGTGGGAGCTAGCGTAGCTGCTAGAATAGCCGGAGGAGTAGAGGGGACTAACTGGCCTACAGGGTGGGTATTAACAGCGGGTAGTAATCCGGTAGACTTGGTAATTACCCACAACCTAAACAAAGGGTTTTCTGATTGTAGGGTATGGTCTGTCTCAGTTGGGGATAAAAGGTTGCTTCAAAACAACGATGCCTACTCCAATCTAGTAGAAGTTAGTGAGGATGTGGCTAAGATAGAAAGTTTAGCTACCATTTCCACACCTATAATAATATACCTAACTCTAGTGTAATGTACTTACCTGAACTAAACTGGGAGACTCAGGTAGCTAGCGTAATCAAAATAGATGCTACCCACTACGAATGCACGGTTAGCCCCACCAACCCAAATGAGCCTGGTGGGTATACTGCTGAAATTATAGTGGGGGAGTGTTACTTAATGGATTACGTTGGGCATATATTTGAGATTACTCAAGTAGTATCGGGAACGCTCACTAAAGTTATTAGGGTATTGGATTCTTTTGGGGAGGATATGGGGCCTCAGCAGGGAAGGAGTGCCTACGTATACAAGTCGGTGGGAAGTGGTCAGTCCCCATACGTTAGCCCGGTAAATTATAGAAGGTTGGATGCCTCGGCTATAGACTACGCCCTTCCAATAGAGAAGGATATAATCTGGAGGCATCGCGGATTCCATGGAGTTGGAACTGGAATTGATGAGGTTAATCTAACTAAGGTAACCCTAGGAGACGGCATAAAGTTCTTTAATCTGTTATCCACTGGATGGAGAGGTGGAAAATCGGTTACATTGGGGTTAATCAATAGGTATACCAGTAGTGGTTGTTTGGATGATGATTCATTCACTGATAATGGTAACGGGACTTTCACTATCCCAACTAAAAAATACTCTATTTACGACAACCCAGAAGGAAGTGGGTACGCATTAGAATATACAGTAGCAGGGGCAACGTTTACCCCTACCAATAATGCTTACTCTTACGTTGTAGCCAACTACAATTCAGGAACACCTATACTACAATTAATTACAGATGTATCAAGTATAAACGAGACTACCATTCTCCCGGTTATGTCTGTTTATAGGGATGGTATTAGGTTACATACTACTCCTTGGGATACTTTAGGCAACGCTAAGGTAGATAAGATTCATCAGTCTATAGTTAAAACTCAGCGGTATAGGAGAGAGAGTGGGATAGCTATATCAGTGGTAGCTACCAACAAAATATCGTTAACTTCTGGGGTGATCTGGATAGGAGGTGTTAAACGTGTCATAGATCAATACACTCAAGGGGACGCAGGGGGAACTACTTTAGCACTTACAAAGGTGGCAGGGGTATGGACTTCTACCGTAACCAATGTGTTCGATACCACCTTATATCAAAATGGTGCCAACGTAGCCACCTTAACCAACAATAGGTATTGTGTGGTGTTTGTATTTAGGGGTGTGGAAACCAACAAGCATATTTATTACGTTTATGGAACCGGGGATTATTCTCAGTCCGAGGCTAAGGCATCTGTTGTTCCTAGTGATCTTCCCCCAATTATTACTTCCCATACAATATTAGTGGGCAGGATTATTAGTGAAAAAAGTTCAACTACTCCTTTAGAGGTAGCGTCTGCTTTTGATACTGTCTTTGCTACACAGATATTATCAGGGGGAAGTCCTGGAGGATTGACTACCCAACTACAGTATAATGCTGATGGAGTGTTTGGAGGAATTACTGGGATAACTTACGACAACGTAAATGGGATTATAGGTCAAGGGATACCTTTTAAAAAAACTGCGGTTACATATACTGCTTCGGCTAGTTTGTATACAGGGAATATTACTAATAACGATACCGCCTCTTTCTATTATAATACATCCAATTTTACCCCTAATGCTTTTGTTGGGAAAGTTTTAGTGGTAGGGTCTGATGTATTCACCATATCCTCAAACACCTCAGATAGGATATACCCATCCGTGACCTTAAATGCTAGTTACTACAACGGATTATCGTCCACAGTAGTAACTCCAATTGTATTAACTTCTGCTGATTATGGTAAGATAGTATCTATTGTAAGTAGTTATATTTGTGCTATAAAATTACCTTTAATTAGTAGCACGTATGATAGGTGTGAGATTGATATAAACATAGATTCAATTGGTAATAAGACGGCAAGTATTTATACCTCTGGAAATGATTACTTAGTAGGTACCATTGCTAATGGTAAAGTATACTTTTTCGGGGCATATTTTTTGTATTTGAAACTACTAGCGCATAACACTGCTTCCCCGCACTGGGATAAAGCAGTTGAGGTTAATATGGCAAATCCTTAGTATGAAAGAAGTATTAGAAGCAAAGAAGCAAGAACTAGTGGCTAGCATGGATCAAAACATGGCCAAACTCCACCACTACGAAAGCCTAGTTACGGAAGTAACAAAAACCATATTTAGGATAGAGGGGGCTATTGTGGTAGTAGATGAACTTTTAGCAGCAGAATTTGTGCCTAAAAAAGATATGGAACCTGAATAATTACTATCTTTACAAAAATTGTAGCCATGGAAATATACCAAGGGGACGTAAACGCGCTAGCGTGTCCTACCAAACATAAAGCCGTTAACGTTTCAGCGGCAGATTTTACTTACACCATGAGCGATGGCGTAACCCTAAAACCGTTTAAGTTAAAGTGTGCAGCCTCAACCAAGTTGATGGTCACCTTATGGGGGGAAACTCATGCTACAGTAGGGGAGGCTGTATTAACTCCATTCCATGAGGGTTTGAATGTAGAACTAATTAAGAAGGTATGGACCAGCGCTTCAAATGGATCGGTTAACGGTTCAGTGGCTGGGGATATTGTAGCCGAAACAGTTTAATACTACGGGTATGTCGTTAGGAGTAAACTTAGGAGTATTAAGTAGCAAACCTTCTGGGGACTTTGCATCAAAGATGTGGTCCTCCTACGTCCAGTTAAACCCCGGAACATACTCTGATGCTATCGCTACAGAGTTTAAGCGAAGGATGAAGCCTGACTATGTGGAAAACCTTGTGCCTAATGGGGGAGGGCTAAATGCTACGGATTGGATAGATACTAATGCGGATGGTTTGGCCGATAGATTTACTTCTTCTGGAGGGACAACATCTATTGTGACTGGCAACGGCTTTTTAGGTAGGGCACAGAGAATATTGTCAACAGGAACAAATGCTTTAGTATATTCGGAATTTTCTTTTCCCACTGGTATAGTTTATAACATCACTTTTACTCATAGGAGCAATAATGGTATTGCGCTTAACTTAGTAGGGTCAAATGTTGTCCTTCCAGTTTTCCCAGCGAATACTGGGGCAGCAAAACAGGAAACAATAATTTCTACCAACCCTTCGACCACGGCCCTACTAGTGTTCTATTGTAGGGGCGTTGCAGCTGCTCAGGTTGGAGATTGGTTTGAGATTGGAAACATAACTGTAACCACTAACGTCTCCCAGAACTACTTCAAAACCTTCGGCCCATCTGGATTAAATAAGACTACGGCTGATTGGATTTACTTACTGACCACCAGCGGAGATTTGACTACAAGGGTAGTTGCGAAAACTGGGCAAGCATTGAAGTGGAATTTTGATGGGATTATTGTTTCGCAGAACTCACTTCCGGCATATTCAAAAGGAGGTAATGCTGGGATTATCACAGTATCCGCAACAGATTCATTGACTCTTATAAATACTTGGCAAATCAGAACTAACCCATTCTTTGGCAGCCACCCTTCCTTTAAGTCTGTTTATTCACCGAACACGTTTAATGTTCAACAAACTAATTTTAGTGGGTTGTTGTATGCGGAATTAACTGGTAGTTGCGTAGGAATACTTGTGGCTGATACTCAAATAACGGGGATAGCTGATGTAAGCAAAGTGTATACTAAAAACTTTAATTCATTTAATTGTAGCAACGCCTATTTTAATTCTACTATGATAGATTCTATCCTAGCGTATATCAATAGTTACCATGCTTCTAATATCCCGACAAAATCAATAACTATAAATTTTAGCGGAGCCACAATGGGTATTCCAACAGGTGCAGGAAGTAATATTGACTTGCTCGGAATTTTAGCCAAGTTTACCGCAGCAGGATTTACCGCAACAATAATAGTAAGAACTGTATAATATGGCAACATTAGCAATAGTAGATAAAGTGTGTTGTGCCTTGTTTGTATTTGACCCTATTACGAAGGTAATGGAGACCCCAATAATAGAGCTGGACGGGACAGCAATGTTCATATCCAACTACCAAGACACAGAAAAGCACCTATACCAAGGCACGAATGCAGCCTTGTGTGAGGCTAAGATTTTAGCCGACGGAATAACAAACCCTTATATTTAAAGACATGGAACTAGTAACGAGACAGCTGCAAGTAATAAAAGGAGAAGCATATATTGCTATCTACGAGAATGGTGCAGTAGTAGATAATATGATTACGCACATCCCCGAAGGTAACGAAGCAGTTCTTGCGCTTAAAACAGGTAGCGGATTAATTGCTAAAAATACTGAGCAAGAAGTGCTGGATGAGATAGAATCCCTTAACCTCGCATACACACCAACTTAATACCTATATAGTATGAAGAAGAAACCTAAAACATATGTGCCACAAGAAACTCGTCCTCCTGGACCTAAAAGGTAGACGATGAGAACTAAGGTAGGAATTTGGGTAAATATTTACCTGTTTGCTATGAGCTTGTACTGGATATTCGGGGATTCTTCGCCAGTATGGTGGACATTCTATCAAGTAAACAAGGAGGTGTTTATCCTATTCTTGCTTCTAGCGCTTATGTCGGACGAGATTATTACCTACAGGAAAGTGACCTTCTGTATAGCCTTTATTTTTACCCTAGCATTAACGGTGTTCTTTGTCATTGATTATGACTATTCCCATAGGTGGGTAAATAACTGGTCTATAGTAACAAGTGTTTCTCTACTGGTTATCTCACTGATTGTTTTACTATTATGGAAAAAGAAATGACCGAGCGAGAAAAACAGCGATTCCAGCGCACTATGATAATTGTAAACATATCATGCTCCCTACTTATTAGTATAGGCATGGCCGCATGGGGGTATAGCAGATCCGACAGCAAAGAGATGCAAGCTAAGGTAGACCAGAAGGTGGAAAAATCCGAGTTCAAGGATTACAAGCAGGAGGTATCTACCAGGATTAAAGATGTAGAAGTATCCAACAACGATAAGTGGGATAACATGGATAAGAAGGTTACGGCCATTTACGATTACTTATTAAAAAAGGACAAGAAATGATACGCATTCAGTTATCGGAGAATCTATTCTTAGATGAATATATTCCCAAGGATACTTACATGGCTTTCCAAACCAAGGGAAGCAAGTTCTACGGCATGCCCTACATGACTTACATGAGCATCCTAAAAAGAAAAATCAACCCCAACCTAATCAAATCAGACCAAATGCTTAGGGATAAGTTTGGCCCCGTTACGCTGAACGATTGGTGGGATGGTGGACGCTTCCAGTTTAGGGGATGGAGGCCAACGTGGTACAAAGAAGGGGGAGAGTTAAGCGACCACCGGGAAGGTAACGCTTCCGATAAGGTATTCAAAAACTTCGATGCCGAGGTTATCCGTGACTACATAAAAGAAAATTATGTATCTTTGGGCATTACTATTATCGAGGACAACGTATCGTGGCTGCACTCGGCTGTATCCTTTACCGATACCAAGTCCTTAGTTATTGTTAATCCTTAATCAACTCACTATGCAAAAATTTAAAGTAGCAGTGGTGGTGGCAAGTATTCTGGCCTTTCTGGGCCTGATTATTTCCCCAGTCTTGGCGCAAGTGCCGCTGCAGGACGTTAAAGTAATCTTCCTAGGTGACCTCAGCGTAGGCCAATTTCTGGGATACTTTCTCATGGCCCTAGTAGGGGCAGTAATTCATTTATGGCTGGATGTGCGCGACCGGGACAAGAGTTCGCCCAAGACTCCCTATACGTGGAGTTGGCAGTTCTTTACCCTAGACAATATTAAGCGATTTATAGCCACTATTCTTTTAATCTTCGTATGCCTTAGGTTCTTCTCGGATATAGTGGGAGTGGACCTAACACCGTTTACGGCATTGCTGTGGGGATTTGGGCTAGATCGAGTCGCGGGGTTTGGTAAGAACCATACTACTATACTTAAAGCCAAAAGAGATAAACTATTCCCACAATGAAAATACTTTCCGGACTAGTCGTAGCATTGTTGCTAGTATGTGCTTACCTATTCTTCTTTCCTGTTGTAAAACCGGGAACGGTAGTGGTAAGCACCGACTTCATGGACAGCCTGTATACAGTAGCTAACCTTCCCAACGATACCATTAGAGATACCACCTACGTTCCAACGTATGTGGAGGTGCCTGTAAAGGCCCCAGTTCCGGTAAGCGTAAAGGATAGCGTTAGCTTCTACAAGGACACCACCGAAACAGATGATATTCTAATCGTGGTTTCTGATTCCGTGAAGGGGAAAATACTAAATAGAGGGGTCACTTACTCCCTAAAGGTTCCGCGCTACATCACTACCACCGTGAAGGATTTCGTGCCCGTGCCAATTCCTTGCCCGAATAAAGACCCTACTCACAACAAATACGTCCAAGTAGGTATTGGATGGGGCTGGAGCGCAGGGGGCGGGGTTATACACGGACGCTACCGCTTAGGTGCTGAGGTGGTGGGATTTAAAAGTTCTACTGCTTTCCTTATAAAAGGAAGCCTAGATTTTTAGAAAATAAATTTTGCAAAAAGTTTGCAATTGTAAATATTTTGATATTAATTTGGGGTAGTTAATTCTATCCCAAATTTTTAATTTTAGGACGTATGAAAACCACCTTTAACTTAGAAGAAATTTACCAAATTCACCTGCGTAGATTAGGGTTGGCAGAGAAAAAATTGCCCGCTACCCAGCGTAGAGAAATGAGAAGAGCATTCTTCTTAGGATGTTCTGCCATGTTCCAAACCCTTACTATTGGAGTAGCTACTCTTAACGAGGCTGATGCATTGGTTGCTATAGACTCATTAGAGAATCAATTAAACGAATACTGGCAGAACCAATTAAACCCAGAATCTGAGGAGAATGGTAAGTGGTGCTCAGAGTTAGTTAAATGTGATTTGTGTGGAGATACCCATGTGGCTGTATTCCCGGCTGAATTATTAGAGAGTGAGCCCCTAGTGCTTGAATGCCCAAGATGTAAAGGAATGAATATTTTTCATATTATCGAATCTTAATTTTAGGACCTATGGAAAGAGTATTAATTATTTATCATTCAGCAGACCTAGACGGTCTGTGTTCCGCAGCTATAGCAGAAAAGGCTATGCAATCCAAAACAAATCCAGTCCCGATTACCCTTATTGGTATGGACTACCCCCTGACTAGAGAGGCAGAGGAAAAAGTATTACGCGCTTCTAATGATGCGTTGGTAGTGATTGTGGACTTCTGCCTAACCAAAGCAACCATGCTTAGAATGCAGGAGCTATCTGAGTCTATGGTATGGCTAGACCACCACCTATCCAGCATTAAAGAAATGGCTGACACCGGAGTTAAGTTCGACGGTATCCAAGACATATCCAAAGCAGCGTGTGAGTTGACGTGGGACTACTTCTTTGGGCACATGGGCATGCTTCCACAAGTTCAATTGTTGGGCATGTATGATACGTGGAGGTATAAGAACCCCACAGACGCAGAGGCTGGTTATGCTGAACATGTATTACCATTCCAGCTCTACGCCAGAACTAAATTACAATCAGTTCCTGACTTCGGTAAGTGGGACTTTTTTCAGGGCGATTTCTTGACCACCTACGAAAAGGGTGCGTCGTGGATCGACTTCGGTAAAGCCATTGTCTCTTATCGTAAGGCTGACCTAACCAAGCGTGGGCGCTTAGGTAAGATCCTAGACGTTTACTTAGACCGGCAGGTTGAGGGTATTCCCACCGCAATCTTGGGTGACCACGAAAGCGCCTTACCTATTCCATGTTTAGGTAAGATGTTTGTTATCAACGCCAACGACTTCACCTCAGCCGTAGCCGATCACTTAAGCGAGGACGAGGCTGCTTCAATTGTGGGTGTGCTATGCTACTGCGATAGCGGTCCCGGACAGGTTAAGATTGGAATGTATTTTGACCACAACCACAAGTCCCCCTACGTGAAGGATTGGGGTAAGGTGTGTAAAGCCTACGGTGGGGGAGGACATCCTGGTGCGGCTGGGGCTACCATTTCAACTGTATCCATAAGTGACGATGCCGTAATCCTATTCTAAATGACGCTAGACTTTCAAGTAGCGCTGCTGCAATCCTTATACCAGCAGCGCGAACTCAAGCGCTACGTCAAGGACCTACCGGCCAAAACCTTTACCAAACCGTTGCACCAAGCCGCAATGGAGTTGCTAAAGGACTACGTGGCTAGGTATAAAGTGCTCCCATCCCAAGTGGGAGCACTTGAACTCCTTGCCGAGCAATTGGAAGGGGATAAGGCCGTAGAGGAGAGCTACCACAAGCTAAAGGAAATCATTCCTCAGTTATTCCTAGTTCCGCAGGTTCCGCTAGAGCAGGTGCAATCCCACCTAGACGGGGAGGTTACGCGAAGTCTGGCTGGGTTAGAGGTAGCGGAGTTCCTTAGGAAGTTGAGGGAAGCCGAACCCCACGAGGTAGCGGATTTAACGCTGTCGTGTAAGGCCAAACTAGGGGCGTTAGTGCAGGGTAGAGGCGAGAACGGTATCTTTATCAACGAGGGAGGGCTCCTAACCGATGCCCACACCAAGCTAGATAACGATCCCACCATAGTATACGCCACGCCTTGGCACGGACTTAACCAAATGACCTCTTTAGGGGGACTCTACACACCTCAGCTAATCATATTCGCAGCCGCACCAAAGTCGTTTAAGACGGGGGTGATGCTAAACTTAGCCCTAGGGCTTGTAAAGCAGGGGTTGAAGGTTTACTATGCAGATGCGGAGAACGGGGAGAAGTCTATTCTACGCCGGTCTATGCAGCACTTCCTAGAAGCGAAAGCGGTAGATGTTTACAACGACCCCTACAAGTTCGCGCCAATGGCTGCACTGATTCGTAAGTTTGCACCTACGGGAAATATGTGGGTGGATTCTTACCCCACATTCAGGGCCTCTATGGGGGACGTTGAGGAAAGGTTGGCAGAACTTAAGGAGGTTCATGGATTCGTCCCGAACGTAATCATCTACGACAGCATAGACCACTTCATACCCACTAACCCCTACGATAGAAATAAGAAGGAGTATGAGAAGATAGGGATAGTTTACTTTGAGGCCATCAACCTAAACAAGCGATACGGATATTTTGCCATAGCCCCTTCTCAGGTGACTAAGGAAGCCGTAGGTAAGGAATCGTTTAAAATGAGCGACCTAGGGGGAAGCTTCGCTAAGGTAGCCAACTGCCACGCCTCGTTCGCCATATGCCAAACCCCCGAAGAAGAGATGGCTGGATTGGCTAGGATTGAGCCCATAGTTCAGCGCGAGGGCAAGAGCCACGTCACCAGCAAAGGTGGAGGGTATGGGTGTATTTTGAGAATGGAAAAGGACATTATGCAAATCAAAGAAACAACGGTGGAGGAAATATAATGGCATGTAAACCTATTATTAATAGAAAAAAGTTTGCTAAATTGATTACATATGCCCATGTGTATCAGCTTGATACAGAATGGGAGGAGGATATATCTAAATATTCTAGGGAATATGCTGAAACACAAGTTAGGAAAATGGGGATACCTGATGGGTGGCAATCTTGTGGTAATTATGATTCTCTTAAGGACTGGTTTTTAAAAAACGGTAATTACTAGATGTATAGCCCTGGACAAGCCCTATCCTATTTCGCTGCATCCTTCCCAGACCTAAAGCAGAGCACTAATGGTTGGTATACCTTTACGTGCCCTATTTGTGGGGTAAGGGATAAGGCAGCAGTGAACTTCTCCTACGGGTTTAGCCGGTGCTGGAGGGGATGCTTTTCTGCATCTGTTTCCGGTATGGTTCAGAGTCGGGAGGGGGTTGACTACAAAAAGGCTATTGAGATTCTTGAGGGTGCCAGAGATCAGGCCGTAGATACCAGCCAACTCAAGTCCAAATTCATAAAACGGACTAAGGAAGTTCCCCTACCAGAAGGGTTGTTTCCGTTGGATGTATCCTACGAAGCGTTGGGGGACAGGGCTAGGCAGTATATTGAGTCTAGGGGATTAAACCCTGATGTCTTAGCCCAAGAAGGGTGGGGGTATTGTCTTATTGACGGGCCTATGTTTTGTCGGATATTCATACCCATAACGTTTAGATGGAAATTGAAATCTTACATTGGTAGAACCTTCATTGACGCTCCGGATAGGTATAGAATCCCCACCACAGAAGAGTTTGGGGTGGGTAGGGGAGACTACTACTACAACCAAGATGCATTCATAACCCAACCAGAGGTCTATATTTTAGAGGGGGCTATTGATGCCCGGACTTTAGGACCTAGGGGGACGGCAATGCAGGGATGGTCTATGTCGGACTCTCAGCTAGAGACGGCAGTGGATAGCAAGGCCATAAAAGTAATAATCCCAGACCCCGATTTGTTGGATAAGGGAAAGGACATTGCCCTTAGGCTATACGGAGTCACACCCGTTAAATTTGTAGACCTTTCTCCCCTAGTGAAGTGGGGTAAGGATGTGAATAAAATTTATACCACAGTAGGGATAGACCCTATTATGGAAATCATTGACAAAACACCTGTTAATAACGTGGAGGATTTTATATGATTAAGCAGCAAAGTAAATGCACCGGCTGTAAAGCCCTAATCACAAACAAGGGTAACTTCGAGTGTAGGCTTGGTTACCGTATCTCCTACTCAACCATTAGGACCGTGGCCGTTGGGCCTGTTCCTACCAACCCTTGCCCTAAACCAAAAACGTTTAGATCGTTGAAAGATGCGCGATCCCTCGATTAATCTCCGGTTTTCTACGGTAGTGAGGTTGTTGGCGGGGGTTGTGGAAGATCCGGAAAGGGTGGCTATGATCCTGCTCAGGGAGGGCAGGGCCGTGGCGTGCACAAACAGAACGTTAAGCGTAACCACCACTACCAAAAAAGCCTTGAAGAAGGTGAACATGGTGGTGGACGTTGCCGATACCGAACTGTTCAACGCCATCCTAACCATGTATAGGCAGAACCTTAAGCATAGGTTCATACCCTTACAGAAGCAGGATGCGCTGTGGAGAAGGTTAGGTCAGGTGGTAGAGGATGCAAACAAGTTCTGCGACGCGCTGGAATACGATAGCAAGCGCCACGCCTACACCGATTTTATTCGGATTGGTATTGAGTTGATGCGGGACAAGTATGCCCTGCAGAAGTTCTTGGGCATGCGCGACACCATTGTAGAGATTAAGAACAAGGAGAAAACGCTTGCCGATGATGATAACTTTGAGGCCACCGAGACGTTCACGCTCATCTACCAGGAAGTTATTAAACTAGAATACGGAACCTACGCGCCCGTGAATAGCCTCCATAAAAAGATGGAGCTGTTTAAGGGAAGGACTGATGCCGACTCCCTAGGCGCTGACTACCGGACGTATATAAAAGCGCAGGTAGCGGGGTTGGAGTGGAGTGGGGAACCCATTGACACCTCAAACCTATACGGGGACAACGCCAAGGAAAGATTCAGGGCGTATAAGAAACCGGAGGAAGAAGCAAGAACCGGTAGCTACTGGGATAAAATTAAGAAACTAAACCAAGACAAATGACAAGCACAGACATAGAGGTGGCGCTGATTCGCTACTACGATCCGCAAAAGAACTTCATCATTCCCAACGTAAGCTGGGGGTGGAGTATTCACGAGTGCGACCTTCTTATAGTAAATAAGAACAGGTTTTGCTACGAAGTTGAAATAAAGGTGAGCATGTCCGATCTAAAGAAGGACTTGCTAAAACCCCACCAACACAAGGACAAGCAAAACCGGTTGAAGTATCTCTGGTTTGCTATGCCGGAGGAGATGATTAAAAGCGGGGCCGATACCTTCATCCCTGCCGGGGCGGGTATATTCATGGCTAAATTAATCCCCGCCAAAACAATATCAGGATATAGGGTTGAGGTGGAGGTATACAGAAACGCCACCCAAATTAAGGACTGTAGGCCCATCACCGACAAGGAGTATGGAGAGTTAGGCAGGTTAGCTATGCTCCGTATGTGCCACATGAAACTGAGTATTCACAATAAATAGTGTCATATTTTAGGACATTTAATACTTTTGAGGTATGGTAAACTTATTCTGTAAACATGACTACTTGCTAGTCAATAACTTTGAAATGGAATCTGAGTATGATATTGTAATACTCTCCGGAAAAATACCTAAAACCAGCAATTCTATTACACGTAGGATTGTGACTGATTACAAATGCCAGAAATGTGGTAAAATAAAAAGACTTACGGCAACCACCCCTAGAAGATGATACCCAAGAAAAGCCAAAAGCGTAAGTTACAGGACGTAGCTTACGCTAAAGCGTGTAAACAAGTAGAGCAGGAAAGCATCCAACACTATGGAGAGCTTACCTGCTTCTTTTGCTTAACCGAAATTGATAAACAAAGAACCGGAATAGATCACCACCACGTAGCCGGTAGGGATGGGGAGAATATGGTCAACCCTAAAGGGATTGTTTGTGCTCACCCTAGCTGCCACACCGGTCCAAATGGTTACCACAGCCTACCCTTACCTATCCTAATCCATAAATCATACCTTCCTAGGTTGCTGGAGAAGGTAAAGGAGGTAGACTACGATGCCTACTCTAAAATGATATACCGGCTCAGAGAGGCCGGGTATGAAAAGTAAAAAGGCCCTCTCGGGCCTTTTCTTATGTTACAATGTAAACTTTCTTCGATGCTCGGGTGACAGCGGTGTAGAAAATTCTATCCCTCTCCCACACATTCCCACACTTCATTATGTCATTTAACATAATTATTGTAGTATTGTAGGTGCTGCCTTGGCTCTTGTGCGCGGTGATTGCGAATACGTGCTTGTAGTCGATGAAGATTTCCTGGAACTGGTAGAACTCCTTCCACGCTGTGGTGGCTTCTAGGCTTCCTTTCTTCTTTGACTTGGCCGCTGCCAGCAACAACCCCATCACCTCTTTATAGATAGGCTCGGATTTCTTGGATAGTATCTTAACCACTACCGTTCCCTCGTTGGCTAGGTTCTTTACTGTAGCCTTAAAGTAGGTAATAGGGTAATCGTCGTTGATAATATCCACATCGTTCCTAACCTCTTCCAGTTGAACTATCTCCACCTCATCGTTGTTGTTGAGGAGGATCTTTTTCCCTTCAAGGTAAGGTTTAGACATTACCAAGTAATCACCAAGCATTACATCATCGGTAGGAACCTTGCCCCTGCTATCCATAACCGAGTCACGGATTAATTTATTGAGGTTGTCCACTACCTTATTTGTGTATGCTACGGTTCTTACGTAGTCAATATCCTCTGCTTCCGGGGAAAGGTAAAGACTATCCAGTAAATCTCCTAAATCAGATTTACTAATTTTCTCCACCCCGCCCATCTCATTCTCCACGGCCAGCCTCTGTAAGTTAGCCCTAACGTAATCCAACCCTTCTTGCCTAACCATCATCGACAGGTGAATAATGGGGTTACCCTCTGCTTGGCGAACTATTTTAGTTAAGGAAGAGGTAGGCATATCCTTAGAATGGCATTGTTCTGTGTCGCAGGGAATGGAAATACTGCCTAAGTTTACTGGAGGAATCTGGAATGGATCTCCCATGAACAACACTTTGAAATCAGCATCATCCGAGTATTCATCCAAGTAACCAAAAAGGGTATCATCTACCATAGAGGACTCATCCACTATAAGTAAATCAATATCCTCCAGCCTCTCTAAAGCAAACGTAGCATTCCTATCCGGAACAAACTTAATAATCTCCCCATCCCTCTGCTCCCTTAGCCCTAAGGCAGAGTGGAGAGTAGCAGCAAACGAGTAAACGTTTACCTTGTTTTTCAGCACCGCTACAGCCTTGTGGGTGGGGGCACAAATTCCAGTATTCCTATCGCTCACACAGTTAAGCATGTAGGTTTTACCTGTTCCGGCATACCCGGTTACGCTCATCATCTTCTGATCTGAGTTCTTAAACTCTTCTATCTTATAGTAGAGTTCCCGTTGGTCAGGGGTGAGCGAATCTAGGTTAACGCGTGTAGAGTCCCGATAGCTCATCTGCTTCTTTGTTTTCTAAGCGTGGAACATACTTGAATACAACCCTACCCGCCCAAGCAAAATCGGTGCTGGTTTGGAACTGGGTAACCTTAGACTTTTGAAGGTTCAAAAGGTAGGACAGCTCCAGCCAAATCGCAGCCACCACATCCTTGAAGTAGCGGTTTTCATACTCCCCTCTCAAGGTTTTGATGGCTACTTCTGAATCTCCGACTATCTCTACGGTGTCTAGGTCCAACTCCTTATACCCGTAAACGGCAGTGAGCATTCTCAACCCGAATAGAATGGCTGTGAACTCAGCAGTATTTACCGAACCTTGCCCGGTAAATGCAGCCAATCTAGCCACCTCTATACCGTCACACTTAATAACTGCACCTACCCCGGTAGGGCTATCCTCTTTCCCGTTTTTAGGGGCGCTTCCGTCTGTGTTAATGGTCCAGACCCTACCGTTTCCTGTTTGGAGCATACTCCTTCGTTTTATCGGTTAGTAAAATTAACTTAGCGTGGGCACCCACCTGCATCCAATCCACCCTATCCTGCTTTATGGCAGAGTAGATGGCCAAGGGAGTGCACTTGTGCTGCGTGGCAAACTCCGCTACCGTAGTTACCGGTATTTTGCACACAATCTCCTGTTTATATTCCATAGCTTGAGTAAGGGTTAGCAAACAACCTAGTAGCCATTACGCAGAACGCTATCGTAAATCCATCCCTATCCCTGAGGTAAGCCACCACAGGGATGCCAATCTTATCCTCTAGGGTGATGGGTAAGCATACGTAGTATTCCCCCTTGGGCATACCGTTCTGCCTAGCCAAGAGCATAGGCTTCTTTTTAGATCTATCCGCATCTGCTTGCGCCTGTTTCCAGAACTTAAGCATCTTAGAATTTTTCCTAAAGAACATACCCCCGTTGGGGGAGCCTATGACCTTGTAGTGTTTAGTCTCCACCGAGAAAGGGAAAATAAACTCCCGGCTCACGCACATCACATCCCCGCAACAGAACTCCGCTAGGGCGTGAATACCCCCACTTCTGGGAGTGCGCTGGAACTTTACCCCAGTCCAATCCGTTAGCAACTTGGCTAGGATTACCTCGTTTCTATTTCCTTTTAGGCGGGATTGGAATGCATCCTCACTCCCGCCAAACATTTGCGTTTTAAGGCTCATTATAATTTATTTAGGCAACATTACTGACAAATCTATATAGTATTGGGGGTCAGCATACTCTTTAATAGAAGTGTCCATTCCATTAAATTGCATATCAAAACTCCTATTAATATTAAGGATATATGTTATTCTCCCATGAGGCCTAGTTCCATATCTATCCCCATCAATATTAGATATATTTCTGTTTTGAGGTAAAACAAATCCCCCTATAACATCGCATATAGCGTCCACCATTTCTTCCCTATCCCCAAGAACTTCTTCCCAAGGGATAGCAATTAAATCCAAGTCTCTATTCATAGACCCGTGAAGCACTATATTATATCCATAGGTTTTACCTATATCTTTTATTACTTCAAAATAAAAAGCGTATAGGCTAGGTTTAGCATGTGTAGGCTTATCCATTATCTTACCTCCAAGTATCCGTTAGTGTTGGTTAACTCCTTTACTTTACAATACATGGAGTTGATGTCCATGTGGGTGATAACGTGGTAACTCATGGTGGGTTTAATCAGCTGCCGAAGCATGGTAAATACCAACTCCCTGCCCTCCGCATCCAGCCCCTCAAAGATCTCATCCATGATTAGGACGTTGATATTTGTCTTGGCTGCAAGCATTTCATGGCAAGCAAACACCGTGGCAATATCTACCCTTTGTTGTTCACCACCAGAGAGCTCATCGTAACTAACATTCTCTCCTTTGTAAAGAACCTCTACAAAGAAATCCTTCCTAGCCTTGGACAAGTCAACCCCAAACTTAATTCCCATTCCCACCATTCCCGCATACTTATCTACGTGAACGTTGAGGTTGGTGAGCATAGCATCAAAAATCTGTGCCTTAATACCCGATGCGGAGAATGCGGTCCCGTTCCACCACTTTAAGTGCTCCATGTCCTCATCGGCTACCCTAAACTCTTCCAGGACTAAGTTGTTCTCAGCCATGAGTTCACCCAACTCTTCGTTGAGTTTCTTGGTTTTTATGGGGAGTAGGGCTAGTTCTGAGTTTAACTCCATTTTTCTAGCCTGTAGTTTTTCAGCATCTCGAATCAACACCTTCTCATCCACAGCCACCAGTAGCGACATCTCATCCACCTTAGCACGTAGGTCAGCCTCCTTTGCTTTGGCGACGTTGTATAGAGTAGTTTTATTGGATACCAGTTGGTTTGAGATATGCAACTTTTCTGATATGTCAGTAGTATGAGAGAAATTATACTCCTTAAGATTAGTTAGTTTGCTTAATCTATCCTCTGCAACCTTAAGCCTACCTTTGATTTCGTCAGTGGTATCTACTTCCTCAGTCTCAATCTTTTGCTTAGATACTTGTAGATCATACAGAATCGCTTCGGAATCCTTGCATGCTTTGGTGAGTAAGCCTACCTCCTTCGACAGTTTACTAACCTCCTCTACGGCCAAGTATCTTTTCTTTACATACTCAAGATTACCTGTTTCAACTTCAATAGAGTTGTATAGGGTTTCCTCTGATTTAGCATTATCCGCAACCTTTAGTAAGTAGTTAGTAACTTTCTCCTGCATCTCCTCCACAGACTCTGTGTTCTTATGCTCAGGTGCGGCCCCACAGTGAGGGCATACAGATGTGTTGAAATCTTTTATTTGATTCTCTAACTCTGTAATACTTTTTGATATGGTTAGAGAGTCTTGAATCAAGGTATTCTTAGCCAATTTATGCCCTAGAATAACTGTGTTTATTTCCTGCTCAGTCCTCCCCTGATCTGGTAAACTCAGCAAAATCTCCTCAGCCTTAGCCAACTCCTCCTCTGCAAATACCAATGAATTTTTATTGGTATCGAATACCTCAGAAGCTTTAGCAATCCTACCCTCAACTTCTTTGATTCGGGTGTTCTTAGTTTCTTGTAGGTATTGGGCAGATTTCAACTCCTTCTCTATAGACTCCTTATCGAATTTAGCCTGATCCCACTCTCTGGTTATGGATGTGTATTCAGTATTGGCAGCATCATACTCCTGCCTAAACTTATCCGCATCAGCCTTACAGGCTGTCAACTCATCGTAAAAAATACCTACTTCTAGACTACCTATAGACAGTTCTTCCTTAAGGTCCTGAAATGTGTCCTGCACAGCCTCTCTATTCCCAAGGGTCATTGTGATAGTTAATATAGAGGAATTTATATCCTCTAACTCAGTTTCTATCTTACGTGTAGCCTCTGTAACCTCAGCCTCAATGTAGCGAATCTGCTCTTTCTTTGACTCTAGCTTGGCCTGAACAACCTTAACCCTAGAGTCAATCTCAGCCCCCTCTACCTTCTTCTCGTCCAGCTTCTTCTTAGCCAACTCCTTTGCCTTTGGCAACCAGTCCAAATCGAACATGGTTTCAAACACCTTGGCCTTATCGTCCGAGGAAGAGGATATTAATTTCTTCATGCGCTGCCCAAACAATACTGTGTTAAGAAACAGCCTCTCGTCCATGCCCAACAGCTCGTTGATTAGGACTTGGCCCTTATCTTTTCCGGTATCATCAATCAAAAGTGTTCCATTTTGGAACACCATTAAGGAATCCCCGCCCTCGTAACCTAGGGTTTCCCCTTTAAACCGAATGTGCCTAGCAATAACGTAGTCACTTCCGTTTACGTTTATTCCTACCATAACTCTGGTGCCCCTGAATCCTGGGCCCCGTTTTGATTTCCACGAGACTACTTTGGCCTGTACAACTCCCTTTAAATTTACTCCGAAAAGGGCCCAAACTGTGGATGAGAATATAGTGGTTTTCCCAGTCCCGTTCCCGGCTCTGTAAATGGTTATACCCGGCTCGTTCAAGGGGTAGTGGAAGGGTTGGACTATAGCCCCGAAGCCCTCTATGTCTATGTAGTTGAATGTAAGCATATAATCTTTTTAAGTAAGGTTTAGTATTCGCACTTAAATCAGGTCCCCCGTTCCACACCTTAGCCGCTATAATTAAATCTAGGGTGGGGTTGTGGTGGCGCTGAATTATTTCAAACATCTCCAGCGTTTTCTTTACGCTCTTCCTATCTTTATAGGTGTAGGACTTACCGCTTAGCCTGTTTGCTTCCCTTACCGCTACCGTATGCATTTGCCCTATCCCAACAGCCCTACCCCCATCGCCTACTCTTGTGCTATCGTGCTTAGACTCTAGGTAAAAGATAACGTGGGAGAGGTAGAGTATCCTATTGTGTGAAGGATTTATTTCATGAGTAGGGCAGTTACCTACCAGCGGTAAGAGCAGAAACAGCAGGACTCTCATAACCTTTTTACTAGGTCATACCCCACCTGCGTTCGCTTTTCGTCCACGCCCATGTCCTGGCAGTACTTTAGCACCACCTCTCCGGGGGCTTTGGTAGTAGCGTAGAACTCTTGGTCGGTGGTAACGTCTTGAAGCATGCTTGGTATCTCCACGTAGTAGTGAAAATCATCCGGATCAGGCTCCCCTGCAGGTTTGGTTCGGAACTCTGGGTAGTTTGTTAGTATCCTCTCCATTGTTCTGGTGCGGGTGTCGTAAACTAGGAAACCTTTCTTCTGCCCCTTATCACCCAAGTCGTGGTGAAGTGGCGAACCTACTACCCAAAACTTATCTGTTAGTTGCTCATGCTTATGAATATGCCCACACAGAACTAATGAGAATTTGTCGAACAAAGGTGAGTGCGGATCAACATCTCCGGGAATGTTTGAGTTGGATATACCGGAAGGGGTTTGGTGAATCATTAGGATGCTATCCTGTGGTGCCTCCTCAGCAACTGCCTCCAAACGAGCATGAAATAAATTCATATCATCGTAGTGGGAGATACCATAAATATCTACCAATTTTGTAGCACTGTTGGCACCTACAGTATATCTTGAATGGTCTACATTATGCCATAATGACCCTAACGAATCCAAACTAGTTACCAATCTTGGCCCTTGGCTAATATTTTTAACAGCATGATCGTGGTTACCACTAATATAAAATATTGATGTAGTTTTACTCGTTAGATAAGTGTCCAAATGCTTCAACATCCTACTCACCTTAGTAGGAATCATACCCGGAATTTGGGTTAAGTCTCCCCCAAATAGTATAGGAGAGTCAATACTTTTGGCATAATCCACAATCTCTTTGAAGCAGTTGCCAATAGTTATTAACCTCCCATCTGGGACCTTATTGAAGTCCCGAAAGTTGTGTAGGTGTAGGTCTGAGAATATTACCAATTTCATAAGAAGTCGTTTATAAAGTTATGCTGGGTAGGGTCTGGGATTGCACACCCTTTTGGAGAAAAATACAACTTAATCTTTTCCACTGCCTCCCCGAACTCTTGGGTATTCATTTCTGAGAATCGCTTACCGGTTAAGGATATTACCTGTATTCCCCCTACTAGTTTTATTTGTAGGCTATCCCCAACAATCTGTCGAAGCATGTAGTAGCAGTTGTCGTGGTTCACGTTCTCGCCTTGGCTCTCTCTTAGCCAGTGCTGCACCACCGGCACAATCACCCCGTGTATATACCTATTCTGGGCAGCAGTTCTACGCTTGGTATGCCTCCTAACCGTGACCTCTACCTCCACCCCATCCCGGGTAAGCCCTGCCAACGCTCGCTGCATTGGTGGGCCTCCCGGGAGTTGGATAGTGAGGTCAGGAGTAAGGCTACACAAGAAGCAATACTCCTGAACCATTAGTAAGGCATGTCGTTAGTCATTTCGTCTAGCTTACCGGCCAGACCAAACCCCTTTGCCTGAGTAGGATCAGAGGCAGCGCGGGAAGATGCAGGTGGGGCTGGCGCAGCTTCCGCAGACTTTTCCGGCTTTGGCGCTTCTGCTTTCTTAGCAGAGGGTGCAGCGGTAGGGGCTGGAGTTTGATCCTCCTCTACGTCTACATCATTCTCTTCGGTAGGCTCAGGCTCGTTCCATAGGAAGTGGCGAATGCTGGCGCGAAGGAATGCATCCGATTTCTTGCGCTTCTTCAAGTAGTCCATAACCGAAGGAACCTTCTTCTCGGTATACCACTCCTCATCAATGTCCACGTTCACCGATTGGGCAATAAGGGTTACGTTGTACTTGGTATCAATCTTCTCCCCGGTTACAGAAGGAGCAAGGTTATACCCTTTTTCGCGGTCCATGATACCGTTCTCGGTGCCGTTATCGGCATTCTTTGAGATGGCAATGGAGTTGATGGCGGCGATGAACGTCCTAGGACCTTCAATAAGCTTAGCCGCGCTAACCTTAGCGTTCACAACGTTTGCACCATACTCGTTGAAAAGAAGGGCTGCAAACACAAACGAAGTGGATAGCTTAGGACCTTCTTGAGAGTTCAGAAGTCTGAGCACGCTTTGCCCCAACTTGGAGTTGGCGTTGTCCTTGTTCTTTAACCACTCCTTAGCGGTTTCAATTTCCTCAAGGATTACATCCTCTGCATCCTTGTTAAAGGTTGTAGCGGCTACGAACGCTTTCTTGTTGAACCACCAGGTATTTACCTGCTTATACCAAATCCCGTCCAGCTCGTTGTGGATGTTTGGTAGGGGACGAAATTCCCGAGGGCTACTTTTGAAGTCCTTGGCTTTTAATACTTGTCCGTTTTGCTTGAGCTCACCCTCTTGGGCTTCTGCAAGCATTCTTTTGTCGATTGCCATTTTGTTTTGTTTGTTTTAAATTGTTAGTTGAACGCTAAAAGCATAGCACAAAGTAATAATTAAAAATTGGTAATTGCAAATTATTTAGGTTAAATTATTCCAACGGTTTTAAATCTTTCCAGTTTGTTCCTACTTCCTGATCTACCTTCATCACCACCTTGTCGAACCTAGCACCAAAGATATGATAAGGAACGTGCTCGGCTGTGTGCTTAATCAATGCCGCAACAGGCTTAAGCATCTCCAACGGCATGGCGTGGATAATTGAATCGTGGACGGTGGTAATCATCCTCACCCCTTCTGGTAATCTGTGGTGAAGTAGCCCTATCACTGCCTCCGTAATCAACCCCGCTGTGCCTTGGATGGGGGAGTTGATGGCGTTTCTCTCTGCCTTTGATTTCACTTGCTTGTTAAAGGCGTATATGTCTGGGATGTAGCATTTGGTTCCGAACAGAGTTTTAACATAGCCTTGCTTGTTAGCCAACCCTTTGTAGGTTTGGTGGTAACTCAGCAAGTTCGGGTATCTCCTAAAGAATGAATTTCTAAGCGCTTCCGCTTCCTCCTCGGTAAACCTAACCCCGTATCCTATTCTGGCGTAGGCAACAAAAGATTTAGCGCTCATGCCGTAGATAAACCCGAAGTTACCGGCTTTACCTTCTTGCCTCTTCTTTTTCTGAACTGCCTTATCCAGCTCGTGAAACTGCTCAAGGGTGAGGTGCATGCTATCCGCGGCCATGATTTCGTGCAAGTCCTTGCCATCGTTGTAGGCTTGTATCATGTTAGTCTCGTTGGCGAAGTGGGCCATTACCCTCAACTCCGCTTGGGAGAAGTCAGTTTGTAACAGTATCCAACCCTCAGGGACTACAAAGGATCGCTTCACCGCAGCCACAATCTCCTCCACCTCCACGAACTTAGTTCGTGAGATTATGTTTTGAAGGTTTGGGGAGGAGGCGCTTAACCGGAATGTTTTGGTTCCGCTTTGGTTGAAGCTGCCGTGTAGCATAGAGTTTAAATCTACCCTATCCAGTATCCCCTGTAAGTATGTGCTTTGGGTTTTGCTCACCTGCCTATGCATCAACAACGTCTCAATAAAGGGGTGATCTATCTCCGATAAAAAGTCCTTATCGGTTGAGGCCACAGCCTTACCCCACTGGTCCAGCGGAAGGGGGAGATTCAGCCCCTTTTTGGTGTAGAGGAAGTCCTTTAGCTGAACCGGGGAGTTGAGGTTTATTTTATACTCAATCCCTTCTCCGTTTCTAGCTGCTACCAGCTTTGTATTCCACGTCTCTACTTGCTTAGGTTTGGTGCTGGCCTCAATCTTAGCCTTAATCTCAGCCACCTTCTTCTCCACCAACTCTTTCCTATGCTCCTCTTCATACCTAACCAGCTCAGGTACTCCAAGCATATCCTGCTCCAACTTCTCCGTCAACCCTATGGCCTTTACAATGGCTTGGTGAAGGACGTTCTTATCAATCCACGCCCCATCGTGCTCGGATTGAAGTAATGCTTTCATGGACGGGCAGAATATCTCCATATAGGAGGTGTAGGAAGGGATGTCCTGTAACAGCTCATTCTCCATCGCAATAAACAAACGATAGGTCATGTCTGCATCGGTAGCCCCGTAAGGCCATAGCGCTTCTATGTCCACGGTTTCCCAATCCTTATCCCTAATCTCCGAATCATACCCCGCCAACAACGGAAACATATCTGGAACTATCTTTTTCAGCCCGTGTTCTGCCGTATTGCAATAGTGGTGGTGCATGGATATGGTATCGTGTATTATCCCTTTAAATTCAACCCCGTATCTAATTAACCAGTGGCAGTCAAACTTAGCGTTGTGGGCGATCTTCTCTATGTCTGGGTTAGGGAATAAATCATATACAGGTTGTAAATCTAGGGAGATTCCCAACTTCTCTTGGTCCTTTACCCAAGGTATGGCCCATCCCGATCCGGCTTGGAAGGAGATAGAAAGTAGTCTTAAATATTGGTCCACGTTCCACCACTCCAACCCAGTAGTCTCCACGTCGAAGGTAATCCTACCCTTAGTCCTAGCGTAGTAGCACAGCTCATCCAGTAAAGCTTGAGTAGTTACAAACACCCTATGGGTTAGCTTGGATACGTCTGATTTTAAGGTCATGGTGTGGGCGCGGTCAATATCGGTAGCCGTAGGCTCTAAGAAAGAGGGATCAGCACACACCTGAGCAGGGCTATACGTAGCCACCACCGGGATAGAGAACTCCATAGTATCCTTGGTGAGTTTTGATTCCAGCTTAAGCTTGTAGGTTTGATTCTTACTCCTTCCCTGTGGAACTGAGTCAGCGTTTAGGAAGAACTTACACGGCTCCACCCCCATTGCTACAATAACCTTAGGAAACTTACCATCTATACACTGGTTAATCATCCAGTTGTCGAAGTGCAGTGGACCACAAATCTTATTCGTTTCCGGATCAAAGTCCTTGGGCTGGCACCGAATCAAGTAGGTGTAGGCGTAGTCCTTCTTAGTCAATTGGGCTATCCTTACCAGCGTCTCCAGCATTTCCAGCTTTCGCGGTCCTCCTGGGTAGTCCATCACAATTAATACGTCCGGTGTCTTTCCCCCATACCCAGAAAAGTGTTGTGTATCTTGGGCGTAGCCACACCCTTCACATAGCCTAGACATGCACTATCCTCCCCTCTTTAGACTTTACTTTGTAGTTGGCAAAGAACCTTCTGATATGAATGAGAAGGGTTTCCTCGTCCTTACACCGGCTTTGGGTTTGAACTAAGTTTATTAGCTCATCGGTAGTAATCTCCCCTACCTTGGTGTAAATCTCCTCCCACTTCACTAGGGAGAAGTCAGCCTTGGCTAAGATAGGTTCTGGCTTTCTAGCCTTGTTTGCTAGCTCTAAGGCGTTTAAGCACATGGGATAGGCGTGGCAAATCTCGCACTCCTTTGCCTTGGGGCTGTATTCAACACCAAAGCAATCTCCCATGTCTTGGGGGGTGTAGGGTCGGCTCATGTCTATGTTACTTGAAATGTCCTGAGGTGTTCTCATAATACTCTCACGGTTTTAACTTCTGGTTTAACGCTATCTAATGTAAGTAGTAAATTACTTAAATCATACACAGTTAGCACCTTACAATTATTATGGAAAGCTATATATTCCCATTCAAGAAATTTTGAGTTACTCAAACTAAATCTAGGACGTTTAATTATAGTAAACCCTTTATATTTTTCAGGGGTTTGCGAAATAGCGGTTTTTATAACCTCAATACCCTCAGCGTCCAGTAAATGAAATGCTGGAAATGGTCCTCCTATTTTAGTTGGGGCCCCTGCAGCAGTTACCCACTTTACATACCATTTCCTGCACTGTAGTTCTATAGATTTCCTGCTAACTCCCCACCTATCGGTAGTGGTTATTTCAACTAGTCTGTATTTCATAATTAAAATTCTGGATTGGTTACTACATCTTCCCTTAACAATTTTTGTAAAGGAGGTAAAATTTCCACGGCAAATACATCAGCACTCTTTTCAAACTTCTTACCGTAAGCCACAAAGGCTATCCCGGAATACATTTTCCCCCAAAATAAGAAGTGTTGATGTTGAGTAAAAAGTTTCTGAAATCCTCCTCACCTGTGCTTCTCCACGCATAGCAAAAATTACCATAATCACTTACGGCAGAGAACATACCATCACTTGTAATTACTACTTGTGCCAACCACCCACCTGTTTCTTTTCTTAGGGTGTAACATCTTGCTTTAACTTTTTCCATGTGTCCTGATTATTTAGGTTTATACTTGTTAATATACTCCACAAAATGCTGTGGATTTTCGGACTTAATTAGCTCCCGTAGCACATCAATTGCTACCGCTGCCAGCGTATCCACCGTCTCCTCGTGCGTTTTGCCAAAGTGAAAGTTCATGGACTTCACCGACTCTCTTCCGGTTTTGAACCACTTCTCCAGCTTCTTGCCCATGTTGGCGTGAAACTCATCCTTTAGTGTGGTTGTGTGCGCCACCGTTGCCTTAAACAAAGCAGTAGTGACGAGAATGTTTACGTCCTTTGGTGTCATGATTGATAAGGACATGTTTGCATCATAGCATCTGCGTATTTGTGGGCCCTTTTAGCAGCCTCTTCGTATATGCCCTCAATTTCTTTATACCTTACTGTTAGAAAGGTTGCCCCAGCATGGTTAAATAATAAATGTTTTACCCAATCAAAGAAAGAGGCAGGGACAACCTCTTGTGTTTCTTGCATAACTGCCAGCATAGCTTGCCCGGCAAAATAATCCCTACGTGTGATTTCCGTTTCCATAAGTCCTGATATTAATTATTTATTCTAGTAAGTTTAACAGGGTAAGTTGCAAATCAAGGAGAGTTTTTCTAGCCAAGTTTAACTCTCCCATATGCCCAACGGAAAACTGTCCGCTAACAACTCTATTATTAGCCACTTCGTTGAACTCTTCTATCCCTTCCAATAACTTAGTAATTGCGGGAACTAAATCATGTTGTTCTACCATAGTCTTAATAAATATTAGTTCGTTTAGAATCTACCAAAAATACCACTGCTTTTTTGTCCTCATGGGCTATACCCATATCCACTAGATGGATATTCTCTCTAGTGACGGTAGGATCTACCTCTAATGCCAATTCTATAGCATGGTCCTCACTCTCAGCCACTGCACCTAAGGCATTATAGCCCCCTATTTCTTCCATAGCAAGGGCATTAATAATCAACCAAATTTTCATAAGTCCTGAGTTTTATAGGTTTATTTCTTCTGCTAATTCATTATACTCTTGAATCCACTCCACCGGCACCTTCATCTCACGCTGTAGGTATCTACTTATAGCGGCAGCGATAGCATTTAGCCTAGTTACTTTGCAATTCCTTTCATAAATATCTCTAGGCATTACCCCTAATGGGGGCTTCTTTACTGATCCAAAGTGATACTCTCCCATAAGTCCTGAGTTTTAAAAGTAATCATAATACCAATACTTATTTTTCTTGTGCTTGTAGGTAACCTCCTCTGGGTTGATAACCATCCTAACTAATAAGTAAATAATTACTACAATTTCAACAGCCAATATGCCATACAACGACGATTGCACTATAGTAGATAGCATAAATATGCCTACCAATGCCACTGAAAATAGTAAACTTGTGACTAGTATGAGCAAAGTGTAAGTGAGTAGCCACTTCCTGCGTAATATCTCTCTAACCATAGCATCCCTACGCTTGGCTTGAAGGGATTTGTTTATTGGAAATACAACCTCTGGGCTTGACCATACTCCCATAGGATTATGAACCCATATACCTCCCATACCTGTTAACCAAAAATCATCCATAAGTCCTGAGTTTTAAATTGGTAAATACCTTTTATCGTGTGCGTAATCAAAATCAACTTCAAACTCTTCCTTAATGTAAGCCTTAATTCTGGCTTGGCTGTGCTCTCTTAGGTAATCGCAATCATCCAGGAAATCTACAATCTCAAACGAATCATTATACCCATCAGTTCTTTCACCTCTACCGCTGACCTGTTTAATGGAGAGAATATCCTTACCCCCAAAAGCCATAACAATAGCGTTAATCAGTGGCATATTCACCCCCTGTTTAATCATCATCGTTGAGACCAATACCTTTGTATCACCGGTTCGGAATCGGTCCACCTTCTCGTCCCTGTCCTTATCGGAAGCGTGAACTACCTCGGCCCCTAGTTCTTTTAACCCCTCGTAAATAAATTGCCCGGACTTACTCTCCTTGACTGAAATTAAGATGTATTTTTCAGGGTTGTTATTAACAAAATTGACAATAAGTTGTCTCCTACTATCTGAGAATAAGACACCTAACTCCATGATTTCTCTGAAACTTTTACCCATCATCACCGTGTCCGGTACGTGTTTGAGTATCCTAACCTTGGCGTTGAGGCTTATTCCCCTATCCATTAATTCTCGCTTGCTTACTTTAATCAAAGGCTCCCCTCCCATAGCCATGACGTTGAGGGATAACACTTGACTACTATGGTCGAACAACGTCCCGGACATCAACACCCTAACCGGAGGGTGATTCAGCTTCTTTAGTAGCTTCATGTAGTCCCTCCCACCTGCCTCGTGCCCCTCGTCTACGATTAGTTTAGTGGTGGATAGGTTCAGCTCTTTTAGAAACTTCTTATCGTTACATCTGTTGAGTAGGGTCTTGCTCATGCATATAGTCAAGTCCTTTACTACTAACTTGGTAGAGCAAATCTCTCCCACCTCAAGTAACTTAGATAATGACCGGACTAAATCTTTATACGTTTCCCTACTTGAAATTAAGAGCAAGGTCCTCCCCTTTACTCTCCTATGAAGGTTATAGGCTATTAAAGTTTTACCCGCGTTGGTAGCCACATCGTAGCTACCTATTGGGAAATACACTGGCGTATCCCCTAACTTTAACGTGTTGGTGAGCAACCTCTCCACCGCCTCCTCTTGGTAATCCCAGTAATCCATCCCTTCCAAGGGTTGACAAGGAATAACTTCCAAATCTACGACGGGACGCTGGTCTACGAGAATAATTTCTGTGCCTGTTTCCTCAGCCCACCTCCCAAGCATGGGTAACATACCAGTAGCAATGCTTCCTTTTTCGGTGACGTAATACTTACGACCATCCCACTTACCCCGACCATACGATCCGGCAAAGTAGGCCCCCTTTACGGGAATGCTGAACCAGTGCCTCAGCTCCTGCATTTGCGCTACGGAGTCTGGGACTAGCTGGGAAGTTACGGGGTTGAGGTATACTATCATACTATCCTAGTTTATTAGCCTCAAAGTAACATCAAATAATTAACAATTGCAAATTAATTTTGACCAGTATTTTTAGGAACAACCATTTCCACCGCAAAGGAGAAGTCCTTCTTAGGGGTGTCACGCTTAAACTTCTCCAGCGCTTTTCTCTTGGCATCAGCCTCAGACGTAGCCTCAACCTCAAAGTCTTGGCTAAACTTTAAATCAATGTTAACCGCGTATTTCATTAGTTTACGTAAATGGTGAAAATTTCTGCTTCCTTTTCCTCTTGCCACGATCTATACTTAACCTCTTCCGTATCTATAAGAAAAGATTTTCCTTGGTTCCTGATCCTAAACTTAGAAGGGAATGGGCGATCCCTATACATAACCGCCATAGCCAACGCCAGCTCTCCCCACGTCTCGAATACGGGAGGGAGTATCATTTTGGTAGGTTTGCTACCCGTTCAAAGTAGAACTTCGGTGCCCTCTCCAGCGCCAGCTGCCCTACAATTTCTCCGGGAATAATCTTTTCCGTTCTCGTTGAGGTGTTGACTAGGATAACCACCACCTCCTGCTTATGATCGGGTAATACCGGAATCATAATAGGAATCAACCCCTTATGAATAGCACAACCAGGGGAGGGGTGAATGGTGAGCATCCAGCCCTTGGGAACGTCAACGTAGAACCCGGTAGGGATGATATGCCTAGACCCTGGGGCTAGGATTTTATTCTCCCTAATGTCGGCCCTAACCTGTCTTAAATCTTTACCGGTTTCATACTTCGGCACCAGCCCGTTCTTAACGGCTACCATCTTTAGCGTTGGGACCCTGAGCCCCACCTTTACCATCATGCCTTTTACAAATGTTTTCATGCTTATACAAGTAATTAGTTAATACTACAAAGATACAAAATAAGCCAACGCACAAGCACACCCCCTCCCAACCGTGATCGGTTAGGGCTAGGACCAGCTGCCTTGGTAGGGGGTATAACGATGCCATGCCCATCAGCCCCGATAGTGTGGACCACTTCATAACTTTAATTTAGTGAATGCTTTCAAAACTTGAATGGGGATCTTCTTAGGGTTTCTAAACGTAGCCGTAACAAACTCCCCCTTTGGTCCGGTGAATTGTGTTCGATGCCTTAATCTAGTTATGGCCCATGACTTAATACCTTCGTAGTAAGTCAGCGTTACCTCTGTGTAGAGAAGGTAAAAGGGATGGTTGCTCTCGGGTTGCTGCACCCTATACGTAATCTCTAACCCATCCAGCATATCCAACCTCAGCCTATACCGCTTTAGCGGCTCCAATGCGCGGGTTATGATTTGCTGCACCTTCTCCCGAGTCAAGTAGTAGTTTCCCTTTCTCATACCCCACTGAAATTCGTTGAGGCATTGCTTAACCTCTAACTTATTACCAGTGTTGAACTCTATCATAGGATACTCATCCCTTACGTTAAACGTTAGTTTATCCAGCATCAACTTTCTGTTGGGTAGCTGGCACTCCTCAATAAGAATAGGGAGTAAATGCTCCTTTATCGTCTTAGGAAGGGAGAACACATCCACCTCCTCATAACCCAGCCCAGCCATGTAGTTTCTCCACCTTCTTTTGCCGGTCCACCCCTCTCTGGTTTGCTTGGGTAGGGTGTCCCCGCTTTCAAGTAACGTTGTGTAGTCATACTTGAAGAACTTACAGTCCACCGTAGCTACCTCGTAGCCTAGACGGGTGTCGAATATAAAGTAGTTAGCCATTGCATGGGCGTTTGAAGTAAAACGTTCCGTTGTAAATAGTCACCAACTCCCACCCATTCCTACCACACTCAGTAACATCAGGGTGAGTGGTAGGAAGGTATTCCCACTGCTGGAGTCTTGTTTCTACCTCTTTAATGGACGGTAATTTACCTCCATACATTTCGTGCAATGCCTCAGCCATTATGTCTAACGAATGGTCCGGGAATCCCTGCAAAAATGCATCAGTTCCCATCCAACTTAGATCATATAGCATCCTACCTATTACATCCTTATCAGTAGTTAAACATACTAAATGGGCCTTTTGTAAGGTTCTTTTAGGCAGTAGGTTCTTTATGAACTCTAGCTTATCTGCTCTATTCAAATCGCTAATCATAACATCTCCAGTATTTCGTCTTGTGAATATTCAACTTCTCCCAACTCTATTTGCTCCAGCCTAGCCGGTAGCCAATCGTGTGGTAACCCTTCTTCGCCAAAGTTCTTGGCTATCCTTCTCAGCACATCCTGTCGAATGGATACAAACCCAAGCTTAGGCTCCCCGTTCATGTATAAAAGCGGAACGGTGTGAATAACATCAACCGTGTTCTGATGGTAGTGGCAGATTACGCCCGCCCCATATAGCGACTCCAAGGTTGTAGCACAGGTTCCCCTGAACCCCATTGCCTCAACAAAGTCACAAAATTCAGCCTGTAACATCGCTCCAAAGTTTAAAATATACCTTAACTTTAGTGGAATTAACCCTTACTATACCTTGGTAGTTAACGTAAGGTAATCTGGTGTATGGGCTATTTAATCTCTTAGCCTCTACCCAATCCATTTCTAAGAACCCATTATTGTCCTTAGTAAAATGAAACCCTTGCATAGTCAGGGAGAAGCACAAGGATAAAAACTCTAGCTGTCTATCTCTTTGTCGGCGTGTCATAGAACTCAATGTTAGGTATTATCTTAACTAAATTGTTGAACTTCTTCACTGCATCCCTCTTACTCATTGGTGTTGGGCGTATGTAAGAATCAAATCCCTTACGCCCGTGCTTAGCTTCGAGCTCGCATACTTTCTGCACCGCTTCATCCTCAGTTGGGAGAGCATCGGCCTTAAAGTAGCAGCAGTAGTGGTGACGGCTACGCTGAGTCATTACCACTACTACGTCGTTTACCTGTATCATTCTCACTACTTTCATCACTTTCCGGTATTAGCAACCCACTTACCCAGCACGTTTCCATCCTCGTCCTCTATGGTTGTGCTGATTACTTGCTCTGTGTTGTAATCATATTCTACATCAAACTCCTCAGGTTGGTTGTTACACGCTGGATCATTTGATAATATATCCTCTACAAATGATTCTGGGGATACCCCTGTAGGAACATTTAGCTGAAACTCAGCAATAATAATTACCCTCTGTCTTACCGTTACTAACATGACACGTCCTCCTCTGTAGATTCACACTCTTCCTCTTCCAACGCATCAACATCAATGGTCACCGTAGGCACAACCATTCTCTTCCCACCAGTATCCAGCGTCTCTACGTTGAACACCCTAGCGGTGCCGTTTACAATGTAGTCTAGGGCTAGCTTTGCTGCCTCTTCTGGGGAGTTAACTTCATCCTCGAAGTCTATCTCCCACGTTACTTTATATCCCATCACTTTAAATTTTTTAGCAATAAATTGTGAACCTTATTTATATCTGTGCAAGGGAAACTAAATTGCTTTGTTTTCCCATTCTTACCTCCTTCGCACTCCCTAACAGACACTGTAATTCTACTAGTCTTGGAGAATATATCCACGGCAATATTATCCTTGATGATAGTCTTAGCCTTGGCTATAACCTCATCCGCTGTGGCGTGAATGTAGGCAAAGTTTATCCTGGCCTTGCCTGAAATTATGGTAACCCTAACAATCTTGTCCGGTTCCTTAGTGTATAGTTCCATGTTTTACCTCCTTCATTAGCCTAAGCAAGTCCTTCCTCTTTGGTAGGTCTGCATTCTTAGTGTTGTCGATCAATTTCATGTTGTTGGTGACCTTCTCCCATCGCTTCCCCGTTACGGGGGAGGTGTAGGTTACCCTTACGTGCCCGTATCCTACCTGAGCAAAATCAAACTGGGCTATAGTTATGTTATTCATATACTCTCCCATCTTTAAAGAATAATTTACCCTCACTGTCTTCCTCGAATGCAGCGTAGCTTTGCCTATACTCACATTCCTGCTCCCACGCCGCGTCTATTTCTCTGTAACACGCCCTGAGCATATCATCAAAGGTTCCGTTGAACTTCCCCTCCAACGCATCGTAAACGGGTTGAAGCATGGTATTATCGTAGCACACTCCAGTAAGGGTGCATGAGTTTTCCATGGTTATGGCGGAGTAGTAAGCATTAAACCACCCGTTCCTAAACTGCTTTGCCTTTACCCTACGATGGGTAACTTTCTCGTTGTTCTTAACCGGGTAGTACTTACCTTTGAATAGAGCAGATTTGTAGTTGTTCCAAATGTATGCCATAAGCCTAGCCCCCTTCAATTCAATATACCCTGGCACGTTGAAAAAGTCCCCTACTCGCTTAATAGGGAATACATTTTCAAATGCTTCAATAGTATTTTCAAACTCGTAAGCATCAATATATAACCCTTCCAAATAATCATTGTGGGCTTTATTCCTAGCCCTTTCGTCTAGCTCATTCAGCGAGTAAACGTTTACCTTAATTTCTTGCATAGTCGTACGTGTTAAGCAAAATAAATTTCCTCTACCTTTACTACCGTATCAACCCCATCCACCTCCAACGCAAACGCAAAGAAGTTCTGCATCTTTAGCGCGTGCATATCCAGGTCGGGTATCTCTACAGCTACGTCGAAGTGGTTCTCCAGTATTTGCGTTACCTTTTTAGATAAGGCTGGCCCATCCTCATAGGCTGGTAGCTCCGCCACCCCTATTGGTTGGGAGTCTGCGGTTACTAAGAATAATGTTTTCATTGCCATTATGTTAGATAAATTGATACTTGAGAAAATTTATATTTGTCACCTATTAAGAACCTGCCATCTTTATATACAGAATAGCTTTGTGTAACAGGGCTAAAGTATATACAAAAGCCTTTATTTTGCGCTATTAGTTTCATATTCTTAATTGTTGGTTAATACCCCTTGCGGGGTTTCGGCTAATAAAGCCATCATCAGTTAATCTTTTACTTCAATTTTACTACCGTCCCACTTCTCCCCATTTAGATACAATTGGCCTTTTCGGCGGTATGTGCTAACGCCGGGTAAGCCATTCAACCTTTCTCTAGTAGTTGGACCATTCCATCCGCACGTAGTTACAATTAGTCTATGTGGGTTTTGATACATATATGCGACGGTATTCCCGTGTAGGTTTAACGTTACAACCTCTTCCGTTACGGCTACCGTTGTGTTGCCTTCGCTAAACTTAGTAGCTTTCATAAAGCAACTTACCGACTTTTCTGTAATCTTTCTCATGACTTTAGTTGTTAGTTTTCTAGTCTATAAAACAAATTAGGGTGTATTTCTCTAGCCTGTGCCTCGCTTATGCGCTTGCACCTTTCTTTAAGGTAATTAGAATTAACCGAGTCAAAGCAACATGGACTATTGGGAATTTCTTGCACTGCTGCTATAGCTGGATAACCTCTATTCATTTTGTATTGTTCCCATCGCTCGTTATTATCCGAGGTAACCGCTATACAGTTACCTGAGTGCCCTACTAGATTTTTCCGTGTTGCTTTCCTCTTTGCCTGAGCTGTGGGAAATTCTAAATAAAAGATATATCCTTTCATGGGTGTAGCTATTTAGGTTGTTTGTTAATCCATTCAATTGCTTTCTTTACCGCGATCCATGTTGCTACTATCTTTGTCCCCTCCTCAAAGAATAGCGTTTCTTGAGTTTCTGAGTTGTAGACCTCATTACTCATGATCGTAGTTGTTAAGTTAAACAATTAGATTAAAGCCTTTCGCTTTTTGGCTATTGTGGGGACAACCAAGCCCCCACAATACTAAACTTCGCTAATAAGCTTGCATGCATCCCCAAAGGAATAAATCTCCTCCATGAGCTTATTAAGCTTCTCGCATTCCTCGTAAGTCGGGGCGGCACAACTCCAAGCTATCTCATGGGCGTTGTCCTCAGGGTGAAATAATTCCCCGTTATGCTTAAGATTTTTTAAAAACTCTTTAGCCTCTTCAATAGAGGTAATAGAATTAGGTAGGTTAGTTTTCATTTTTCTCAGGGCTAACACACTTTTCAAATGTATTGCCGTTTGGCATTGCAGCAGCGTTAAGCCTCTCAAGTAACCATTGGGCGAAATCCTTTTCATCACTTGCCCAATGTCCTGTTTTCTTTGAGAAAATTTCGTTATCTTGCTCACTGTCAATGAATTGCGCAAACATGTCATTGCCTTCAATGCTTAACTTTACTAAACACTTTCTACCAATATTGATAGGTTTCTTAGTAAATAGATTCAACTTGGTGAATAGTCTAGCAGTTAAGTAACCCGCTATTTTCTTTGTGCTAATCTCTTCAACTGATTCGTCGAACTTCACGTGGATAGAATAAATCTTTTCACCTTGGATAAGATCTAAAGATACTTGAGTAAACATACTAATAAGGATTAAATTAAACGATTAACAAAATAGCCTTTCCGGCCTTAGATACCTATAGAGCGATCAAACTCTATAGGCTAGGCAAGGCATTAACACCTTACCGAAATTTCTTTTCACTTCCTACATATAGGTGCATTGTTAAACAGCTTACCTATTTTTACCAATACGTCAAAGAATCCAAGCCGTGCACCTTCGCCGTTTGCTTAAGGTTGCTACCAATCCAAAGGCATGGTAGACTTACGAGCACTATAGAGCATTTCGCCCTGGTGTTCCCCAATCCCCGATCAAAGGGAATGAGGAGTAAAACTGTTAATTAAAGGTTAATAAGGAAGAGAACGGTAATCAATACTAAGGTGCAAGTAACTGCTGCCTTAAATGCCTGTTGTGCTGCGTGTGTTGTCATAGTATAAAGATTAGTTTGTTTGTGATGTTTTGACAATGCAAACATAATACAGGATTTATCTAAATGCAAATTTGTTAACTTAGTGAGTTGTAAGGCATTAGTAAAAAATTTGTCACTATAATAAACTGTATATCAACATGATACAAATAAAAAACACTGTTTTGAAATTATTTTTTAGTTGGTTGATAATCAATGAGTTAAAAATGAAAATAATTTTTTAAACACTAATTTGATAGGGTTTAAATGGTAAAATAGAGATTAGGATGTGGGCTAATTGGGCTGAGTGGGGGCAATTGTAACAATATGTAAGGCAAATGGGGTGGTTTGGTTACAATTATGCGAAGTGGTCACGGGAAAACATTTACAGTTTAGAAGTAAAATGAGCAATTTAGTTACAGATTGTAAGTTATGGGTAAATAATGAGGGTAAATTGTAGTTAGTCTATTATGGCATATTATGACAAATGCGCGGAAATGTGACCACTGTCCTACTTGTCCTATATATCCTAGTGACTAACTAGGAGAATAAATCACCCTATTTCCCCCATTTGCCCACGATTCAGCCCACACAAACCACACAGCATAACATATTGATTTATAAATACTTACATTTTTTCTATCAGTCCCATAATTAGTATTATGTTAAATAGAATAACATATGATAATACATTGATAATCAGCACAAACACGCAAACACACGCGCGTAAATGTTTAAAAATCAATGGTTTGGAATTTAGTAATTGAATTTAGGGGCAATGATGAGTTTTGGGATCGAGTTTCGGTTACGAAGGGGGGAGGGGCACACGACACGACACAGTATCTGGCGCATAGAAACACAAATTTTAGGAAAATGTGTACCATTATGGAACACTGTCCAATTTTTGGACACCTATTTAAACCACGAAAAAGGGGTGCAATCTTGCGACCACACCCCCACTGGACTAACTAGCCCACTCTAAGCCTATTTTTAGGATATTACCCCACTTTCTTGGTCCTATTCGCCACGGTTCCACCCGTATCGGTCATTACGTAGTAGGACGATCCTTCATATAAAGGCATAATCGCATCCTCAAAGAACGTAATTACGGCGTAGCACCCTTCCACGTATCCCTCATGCCACTCCTTAGTCGCTTCTGCGAACTCTTTAGGGCTTTTCTCTTTCTCAATGTAGGAGTAGAAACCCTCCCAGCATGGTATCGGTTTCAACGCCGTTCTCGATTCTACGCAACACGAAGTTTGCCCAATCGTCTGTTTTCTTAGTTGTTTTCATTTGTTCATGTATTTATAAATAGGCTACTCTGTTACAGGTTTTCGCCATCCCCTGTTTTATTACTCAATATGCCTTGAAGTTACCAAAATCCACACATTCTTGGCACTCAGGTATCCTAGATATATTAGCACATCGCTTGCACGTTGCGTTGTTAGTTTTTGCTCTACGCTTAGGAGGCAGAGGTTTCTCGTCTTTATGGAGTATTCTCTCTGCCGGAATCTCCACTCGTTGGTGTATGAGATACTCTGGAACTTTAAACTCCTCATCCGGATTAACTACAGCAGTATTCTCCATAGTAACCTCTTTATCGGATTCATACATCATCCCCTCAAAGCACACAGCACAAGGACCACTCTCCTGATTTACTCCGATATGCTTGCACCCATCACAGAAAGGTCCTTTACTTGGTTTAAACATAGATCCCTCTTTACATAGCGCACATGTTTCAGAGTAAGGTTTATGGACACACACTGGGCACTTAAACCTCTTTGTCCTCTCTTTATCCTCGTCCTTATCTGCCCATGCCTTGGTAATTTTCTTAACCTCATTAGCAGCAAACCTAAGAACGCCCATAGGTATTCCTTCACTTACCTCATCAAAGCTTCCTTGGCATTCTTGGGCAAGCTCTTCTGGGTATTCCGATCTGGTTTTAATAAACTCGGATACCTCCTCATCGGACATAGGGATTAGTTCATCAGGGGCTTTATCATACCTAATATACTTTTCCCTTACCTCGGCAGCTGATTCTGCCCCAGATGGGTCTAGCTTATCAAAGTTCTTACACCCTGAGCATACCCCTTCTTTGGGGTAGCCTACCTTTACATGAATACACATATCGCATGGGTAAATCATGGGAGTTGCTTCCTCGTTTTCTTTATTAGGTAATGCTCCATCATTTACAGGAGTGGTTAGTTCTCTGAATACTACAAAGTCTTTACCCTCCTCCCCGGATATGGTATCCTGTTTTATTTGATATTCAGAAACTTGTTCAGCTTGCTTTTTAATTAATCCGGTTACATAAGAAATAGTATTCTCTTCCTCTTCCCCAGCATTTCCGGTAATCATCCCCTCCACCTTTTTAACATCCAGTATACCTGACTGTAGAACTTTCATATGGGATTTAATCTCTTTCTCCTCTGCGGTTAGGTAAGCATCGTCTGGATCTGGGTAGGATGCTAGTCTCTCCTCATTTCTTACTTCTAGCTGGTTAAGGGCTTTCTTGATTGTCTCCAGCGCAGCCACATCCCTTCTCAGCTCATCAATAATATTAGGAGTTTTACCCATTTTAGAATCCGCTGCCAGCCAAGCATCGCTTATGGCCCGGTATGCTTCCTTAGCTGCTTCTGTGGCCGGTTTGTTCCCTTTTAGTAAGTTCACAATAGGCCCATCTGCTTCGTTCATCTCCAACTCTTCCAAGGTAAGCCTAAACTTCTTCCCTGCTTTTACTAGCGGGAACGATTCATCGTAGATGGGGAAGTCTACGTAGTTGTTAGTTCCCATCTTAAGCTTAAGAGTAGCCACTTCGTCTACAATAAGCCTTACTGCTGTAACGTCAACTGAAATCTTTATCATGTTAAAGTCCTTTCATGTATGATACTTCGTGATTCTTATCACCAGCCAAGGCATTTTTGGCGTAGGCTAGGGCTTGCCTTACTTGCCTATCGTGGCAGGTTTCTCCCTTGCTGCAGTTGTGGATGTTTGAAGTTATCCTCAACGCTTCAATAATTGTTTCCAGTTGAAACTTGTAAATAGTTATCTCTTCCATGTCTCTGAGTTTAAGGTTTATGAATGTGAAACTCTACCCCACAGTTAGCACAATTACCAACTACATCGATATCAGTATCTTTAAATACATTATAAAGATCTGGGAGAGAAGATTTTCCTAAGTGTTCCACATCTACAGGGAACCTGCGGAAGTAATCCACTACTTCCTCCCATGCCCTCTTATCTACAATAACGTGGTTTGCATCTACCCCTAGGATCTTTTCCGTGTGTGGATGAGGGTGCAGGTAGTTTACTCCTAATATCTTTATCATGTCTCTGAGTTTAAATTTTACCTTGTGCTTTCCATTTCTTCCTAGTCAGCTCATCACACCTTTCCATATCTTCATACGTAGGATGCTTCCACTTTATTTTTATAACTAGGGTTTGTAGTTCGTTCTCCTCCTCTTGGGACCATCCCTCACAAGGAGTATAGGGGAAATTATCCGTTATCTTTTTCATCCTTTTGGGGGGTCAATAGGGTTTAAATCCTCCTCGAGCACAAGCCTAAAGTTCTTGCCCCTATTTAGGGTGGTTAAGGTTTTGTAATCAGTGATGGGGAAGGTTAGCGTATGCTCTTCGGATTTGAACGTAGCCACCCCCTTGAATTTGGAGTCTAGCCTTACCGATAGTAGCCTAACATTTACCTTATCCACCTCAGCGGTTACGGTTTGCTTTGGGTCGCTTGAATCGTCCCTACCGTAGTTAGCAAAATCCTCATCGTTGTATACATCCAACGTATCCTCTACTGCGTAATCCCACATAACTAGATAATCAGTAGGTAAGCATAGCAAGGATTGTTTAATTCCTACGGTAATGGTTCTGCTTGTAGATACGGAGAATATTACCGACTCCCCCTTAACTTCAAATGGGATCATGTTTACGAGTCCCTTTGACTCCTTAATCTCCATAGCGTATTCCCTCACCTCTTTGTTAGAGATTACGCTAAACGGTTGTTTAAAAAATGCTTTCATTTGTCCTGAGTTTTACGTTAATCTTTAATATCCTTCACCAGCTCTTTCACGGAGTAGTTGGGATTGTCCTTACACGCTTCGTAGATGCGGATGATATTGCTTATCACCCTCAGGCTAGCGCTGTCTCCGGTAAGTCTTAAGCCTACGTTTACTATCTCGGCAATATCCTCAACAGGCTGGGTATATTTAGACAAGGGCATGGTAATTATATCCTCAGTAACAATAGGCAAAGCCTTAGCATAATCAATCTTACCCAAGTTTATACAACTTGAGAATAGAATATCAGTCACCAGTTCACCAGTTCCTGCCCCGGATAGGATCATACCATCAAACTGGGTAGAACTAACTACTCTTATGCACAGGATATACTTATCCGCACACCTGAAAATATTACTAACTGGGTTATCCACCCCTATCTCTTTTGGCATAGCTCAAGGTATTTATGGTTTAGTATTATCTTCTTATCCCCAAGCCCTGCCCAAACAACGTTGCCCTTAATCCGGAACACAATATACGGTTGGGGTAGGTCCTTAACTTTCACTTGATCCCCTACCAGGAATGGGTTAGGCCCACAGGTTTGAATTGACATTACCTTAACCACCGACCACGTAAATAAAAATCCATGGTGTAGCTGCATCTGCTCTATCAATCTCGGTAACTTATCAGCGTTGAAGTCATACCAGTTCTTGTCCTTGGTGACGTAGATTTCCCACAAAAACCACAGTATGGTGCGTGTCCATATTATCTCTGCAAGGACAGAAATATACCCAAAAAGTAGGAGTATTGGCGAGAACAGAATTACCATAAGTTTTAAAAATGTGAACTTACTACTTTCTTGGAAATCTACCGCGAAGGTAAATCCACATACAAATGCCCAAATGTAAACTAGAATATACATGGCTACAAGTTTTTAATGAAATCACGTAAAGGATCAAGGTTCTTGGCCGGAAGGGTTGGGGTAGAGATTTTAGGTAGGTATTGATAAACCTCTGGAAATTCCTTTTCTACCTTAGCGTAGGTGACTAACCCAAGTAATGTTACCTCAATCTCCATACGCTTATCCGAGATTTGGTTCTTTAAAGAGGCTATTTTATTCATCCATTCCCTTACTTCCTTGGCTTGGGCAGGGGTAAGCATAATAGGTTCTGCATATGGAACAGGAAACCCTAGTTTTATATAACATTCCCAATGTCCTATTCCCTCCCCTCTCAAGTAAACATTACATGATTTCTGTATAAAACGTTTAGCTTCCATGTCTGCAAATGCTTGCTTTACTAAATCTGGTATCTGATTTAGTATTTCCGAGTAAGCATACTCGTAGAACATTTTCTCCAGCCTTTGGAGTTTCTGAGTCATTTTAGTCAACACTTGTGTTGCACACTCCTCTGCAATTTTCTTTGTAATTCTTGTCATAGTCTTGAGATTTAGTTAGTTAACTTTCTTAAAAATTTTGCTTTAGCCATGCTGCTACGAATATGAGCATGCATAAACTTCCACTCTGATTTGGTTTTTGGTATCCGGAATGGGGGTTTAAGCCCATCTGCCCTAACATTAACTTCTTCCCCGGATAGGAATATAACCGGAATGGTAGGGACTAGGTTGTTATCCTCAATTTCTTTAACCATTACCTCATTCCCACGGTAGGTAGCAATAATACCTGAGCATATAACCCGATTAATATCGAGAATGGGTAGCTCTTTTTCTTTCCTCATACGGATAGGGTTAACTTTTTACTTGTCTGGGAAACTACGTTGTAGTATCTAGCCTTAGCGGCTTTTCTGTTATTCCAGAGTTTTAGCTTAACCCTGGGAGATTTAACAGTGGGTAAGGGAATATGCTCCCCGTAGTTGGTAAGTACAACCCCTGAATGGGTAACTTCTGCTTTAACTACGCAGTAAGTATCGTCTACTTCTGCAATGGAAAGTTCTTTAGTCATGTCCGTGAAATTAGTTTCTGCAAATTAAAAACAAATTTTGGATAAAAACAAGAACTATTTGACGAACGGAAAAAGAAAATGGGAAAGGCTACTATGTTTCACCTCTCCCATAAACTAATCTCAGGACAACACAAAGGTAGTAAAAATATTTGAATGGAAAAACTTTCGTAAAAATTTATGGGAAAAACTTGCATTTTGGATTTTTCTTGTTATTCGCGCGTGCGTACATGATCGCGTACGTACACGCGCACACAGCCGCACGTAATCTGTATGTATTTATATATTGTGCTCTCCGGTCGCTGCGCTCCCTACGAGATTCGCACCAGCAAGCTGGTGCTCATTGAAAACATCAATTCCTCAATTCTTTTATCCTAATAAAAACAATAAGTACAGCGATCATATGATCACTTAGTGACGTGCAGAATTTGGTAAAGCGCATTTTATCAAGTAGTTACCAATTTTACTATACAAAACATTGATATAGTTAGTGCATGTTTAAAACAATCGGTATAGTTTGTGCATGTTGTAAATTATTGCTATATTTGCAGAAACTAATTTTAGGCTATGAAAGTATTCTCAGGATTCAACGGATCAGGAACAGTGTTCCAAATTCTAAAAGATTTACGCATTCCCTTCGAGGGAGTGAGCAGCGAAGTAGATGCTGTGGCCAACTCAGTCAGCGCCTACCATCACCCGGAGGTAAAACAGTTGGGGGATATTCGGTTGGTGGATGTAGAGGAGGGTGAGTTCGATCTAATGTGCTTCGGTAGCCCATGCACGGATTTAAGCATTGCCGGGCTTAGGGCGGGATTACTAGCAGACACTCTTGAGGGGTATCTGGAGCTAAAGGAGTCTGGGTATGACTTCGGAAACAAGCAATCCTACCTGTTCTGGGAAGCAGTGAGGTTGGTGCGGAAGTGCAAACCCAGCAAGGTATTCTTCGAGAACGTGGCTACCATGTCGGAGTCGGACAAGAACATCATCTCGTCCATGCTAGGTATGGAGCCCCAGTATATAGACTCGGCATGGCATACTCCCCAATCCCGCCATCGCCTATACTGGACCAACTTTGGGGAGATAGAGGTTGAGGTAAACCATTCAAAGTTATCGGACATACTGCAGGACCCTAGTGAGGTAGATCCCAAGTATACCTACACGCTGGATGGGATTGATTACATGCTCAGGGCCGCGGGTAAGAGTGGCCACGATCACTTCCGTAGGCACGGGCAGTTCAGCGATGATGATAAATCAGTGGCAGTGGTAGCCAACTTTTTCAAGGGAATGCCTTACAACTGTATTCTGGTTAAGGGTCAAAAAACTTACTACAGGATGGACGAGGGGAAGTGGAGCAACGGCTTTGAACTACAGGGGCTGATTCCGGAATCACCAAAGGAAAAAGGCAACTACTTGCCCAGGGAGAGGGTATTTACGGCTAGGGGCAAGTCTAGGGTGGTGGCGTGTAACTACTCCCAGTTTCCCTACTACGAGGTGGGGGATACGGTGAGGAGGCTTACCCCAGTAGAGTGCCATAGGCTACAAGGCTTAACCGATCACTACAACGCTTTTGGTATCAAAAATGGGAAGGTGGTGGAGATTAGCGATACCCAGCAGTATAAGCTGATTGGTAATGGGTGGCAGCGCGATACCGTGGAATTATTCTTCAAATTGATTGTATAGTTAACGCTTATTGTTATCTTT